CCATCGCCGTCACGGACGGATCTGGCTTTTCAAATGGCGATCACATTATGATCGACCAGGAGGAGATCGTCATCGGGACCGTCTCCGGCAATTCCTTCACCGGCTGCACGCGGGGCTATTCAACGACAGACCCGGCGGCGCACTCGGCGGGAACGCAGGTCCTGGAGAAGCAGACAGTATGCGTCTACATTTTCGCCGATCATCCCGTCAAGACGATCGATGCCGTCTATACGATGGTCAACGGCGTCCCGGTGGACGTAACCTCATTGGCGACGACCTACACCGGCCAGACAGGACATGAGCTGGCCGGATATACAGGCAAGGCCGTCGTCACGCTGCCGGGCTATGTCACCTACGCCAAGGCGGTATCCGTCGGCCTGTTGGACACGATAGAAATCGTCGAAGATGTTAACGTCAACGACGGAATCACCATCAATGACAACATTAACTATACAAGCAATACGGCCGTTAATCAGTCGGAGTCTAATTCGGCAACAAGCGGCCCCTGGTATGTGAATCAATCCGGCGCAGACGGGAAGTTTACCTATCCATCGCTATCGCCGTCTGGAGACGACAGATATTATGAGGTCGTCTGGATGGGCAACTGCACAACGCCTCAGGCAAACGCAGCCGTTGTGACGGTCAACGCCAATATCCAGAATGTCGTGACGCTTGGGACCATCTCCAATAATGGATGGACGCAGTATGCCCCTTCTCCGCTTTACATCAACCGGAACAGTGCAGGATGGATAGGTGGTACGGGTACCTGTATCGGCAAATCCGGAACGGTCAACGGGTCTGTTTTTATGGTGCAGATCACCAACATCATCGCCCGGCAGACACGGACCATCAACACAAACCTGTCTAAAACCGGAAGAGCAAACCGCACAGGCTCCGTGACCCGGACGGGCAACATCAATAAGACCGGCACGGTGACGATCTCCAGCGACTCCTATGCGGATGTGGCCGTCGGGATCGACATCCTTATCACCGGCAAGGGCTACCAGGACGACGGCAGCGGGACGTTTACCGGGTCGGCTTCCGCCCTGATCGAGCGGCCGGACCATATCTTCAAGCATTTCCTCTACACCTACGCATCATGGCCGGTGGCGGACTTCTCCACGGATGCGGCTACGCCCTTCGCAGCGGACAGCTACAAGTTCGGCGTCGTCATCAACGAGCGCAGGAAACTGAATGACTGGCTGGCCTACATGGCCCTGCAGTGCCGCTGCTGGTTCCGCTTTTCGGCCGGCAAGGCATATCTGCTGTACAGAACCGACAGCCTGTCTTCGGACAAGACGATCACGGAGGCCATGATCGGCATGAACACGGACTACACGACGACGACGCGCCTGCGCCGTTCGCCCCTGGACGAGGTAATCAATTACATTGATCTCTATTACAACAAGGATTGGAGTTTGGACGGAGATGACGCCTACCGTGCCATTTCCTCAACTTCGGACGCAACTTCGATCTCCGCCTACGGCCAGAAGGACCGGCCGGACCTGTTCAAGTTTGACTTCGTAACGAGCGCGACGATGGCGGCGGATGTGCGGGATTTCTATCTGGCGCGCTACAAGGACCGCAAGAAGGTTGTGAAGATGTCTCTGTTCCTGGACAATGCCGAGCTGGAGTTTGCCGATGCGGTCACGATCACGCCTCTATCATCGCTGGTCTGCGAGGTGCGGAACGTGTCGTTGTCGCCGGGCTCGAAGGATAGCATTGATACGATTACCCTGCAAGCCAGGGAGTATTAGGAGAAAAGTTATGGCAAACCCGATCAAGATATTCAAGACCCTCCAGAAGCACGTCGCTGACGTGAATGAAATTGTGGCGGCTATCTACAACGAGAAGATGGATGCGGACGCCGCCGTTGCGAAGGCCCGCGAGATAATCGAGGGCACTCTGAAAGTGATCCAAGAGGCGTGATGGAAGGCCTCCGCTTCGAGTGGATGAATATTCCGCAGAACCGGATGCTACTTGCATCTGCCGGTTCGATCAATGCCGTGATCCGGAACGCGGTTGTAGCGAAGGTCCGCCAGGAAAACGAGCAGATCGCGGCTGCAATCAAGAAGCTGGATGCCGAAATGCGGAAAGGATACGGCATCCTCGACCGGCAATGGACGGAGTTCTATCGGTACTATTTCACGCTGGGGCGGGGGCCGTCTTCGGACATGCCGCTTAAAAGTATGTTCCGAACCTGTCTGAACAACCTGACCAAATGGCAGCGGATGCGGGACGAGAGAAACCGGCTGGCCTCTCTGCTTTCGCTGCCAAGGACGTTCGATGCAACGGTCAGCATGGATAATATCAACGTCGCCGTGCGTATCACCACGCCGGGAACGCGGGAATATAAACCCTGGACGCTAACATGAAAAAGACCCTCTATACGCTCATGATCAACGGCTACTCTCCACGGATCACGAAACTGACGCTGCCCCTGATCCGGTACTACGCGAACAAGATCGGAGCGGATTTCCACGTTATCACGGAGCGGAAGTTCCCCGAATGGCCCATCACCTACGAGAAGATGCAGGTCCATGAGCTGGCGCAGCGGCACGGGAACGAATGGAACATCTTCATGGATGCCGATACCCTGGTCCATCCGCACACGCCGGACTTCACGGCCTATCTGCCCAGGGACACGGTGGCGCACAACGGCAGCGACTTCGCAAACGTCCGCTGGCGCTATGACAAGTATTTCCTGCGGGACGGCCGGAACATCGCCGGGGGAAACTGGCTGGCCATCGCCTCGGACTGGTGCATCGATCTCTGGAAGCCTCTGGACATCGGGCCGGATGAGGCCATGGCGAACATCTTTCCGATCGTGGAGGAGCTGCGGGGCGGCTGTCTGCGCGATCACCTGGTGGACGATTACGCCACCTCCCGCAACATCGCCCGATACGGCCTGAAGTTCAAGGGTGTCCTCCAGATTCAGAAAGAGATGGGCATCGAGGGAGTTGGCGGTTTTTTCCACCTCTACAACGTCCCGGAATCGGAGAAGATCGAAAAGATCATGCAGGAGCTGGACAAGTGGAAAATCCCGGCCGAGATCAGACAGTATGGTGAATGACGCATGGCCCTGATCACATTCGCCAGAGTCGCCGCTCCGTCCGGAAGCTGGTCGCCAAGCATCAATCCAGCCTTTCCAAGCGGCTACCACCGCGTCAAGAGGCGTTACCAGCCGAAGGCAATCAGCGATGGCGGCGATGTCTATGTCTACTCCCACGGGACGCTGGACACGCGGGAGCTTTTCTGGGACTCGCTGTCTGACACGGACCTGGCGAACCTGATTACCTTCGTGACGGCCATGGCCGGAGGGGTCTATAAGTTCACCTTCACGGACACGGACTCGGCATCCTACACGGCCTCCAGGATATTGAGCGCGGACAACCTGACATACCGCAAGCTGGCGGCAAACAAGAATGAGGCGACATTAATCATCGAGGTGGCCTGACATGGCCGTGGTGTTCACGCACGGGGCAACCGTCCTGACCTTCACATCAGACCCGCCGAAGGAGGGCTATGCGAACCGCCGCTTCTGGCTGAACCCATTCATTGAGTCAGCCGGAGGCAAGACGTTCTGCTACAACAAGGGGCAGGTCATGGATGTCAAGACGTTGACCTGGAGGCACATGAATGCGACAGACATGGCTGCGCTGGTCAGCTTCCTGGACGACGTGGGCGGCGCAGCGCACAGCTTCACATACACGGACCCCGGAGGAACGAGCAAAACAGCATTTATCTGGAACGCCGAAGAACTCCGGTCCTATCCCACATATCCGCTTTATGAGGAGATCACGATCGAACTGTTGATCCCGGACCTATAAGCCTGACCCCTCCAGGCAGCTCCGGAGTGGCCCGGTTCGACCTCCCTTACAGGTCACTCCGGAGCATCAAATTGTGGATGTTTGTGGATGCCGCCTTTTTTGCCTATCCCGTAACTTGTTGATTTTGGTAGGCGATCTGGGCCTCGAACCCAGGGCCTTTGGTTCCGGAGTTTAACAATCCTCCGCGAAATCATTCAATAATCATCCGGCGTCCTGTGGATGTCCCCGCCTAACCATCCGATTTCTTTCCGTTCCCTGTGGATATGCGCCTGAACATCCCTTCCGTTGCATCCCGAAGATGACCCGCTACAACGTGCGTGTACCATTCCGTGGTCTTGATGTCCGCTTCATTGTCTCGTCCTCCGGAGGAGCGAAGCGGAAACCCTCGCCTTTAGGCGAGCCACTTCAGTATTTTTTCTATTGACATTCAGCGTCGTGGAAAGATAAAAAAACTTAGAGAAGCATGAAACTTTACATAATGCTATGAGTTGCAGGTGTAATCCTGAAGAGGAGAAAATTATGACTCATCCAATATTTCTGAAGCGAGTTATATTGACAAACTATAGCCCTGAAGGAGGCCAGCCATGAATCCAAATAACTACGCAAGCGTGAAGGCCAGCAAGAGGCTGGTAGAGGCGGGGATTGTGCTGGAGACGGAAGCGGGATGGTACAAGATTTATCGGCCAGGATGCCATAGCTTCGACATGGTTCTTTCACTGCGATCAGGGAATGAAAAGTTTTACGGAGATAACTTTCCCGCCCCCTCAATGGCCGAGGTGTGGAGGGAGTTACCGGAAACCATTGATGAATACGACCTTACGTGTGAAAAGATTTTCAACGGAGGAATGCAGGCTGGATACACAACATGTGATGTGTCAGGATTAAGATGGAAAGTATTATTCAACGCTGCCAACCCCACCGACGCCTTGATTGATCTTCTGATTTGGGCAAGGAAGGAGGCAAGCCATGAGTCTTGAATGCGAGCACGGCGATCGGGCCGTTGGGATGAGGTTCAGAAAAAATGGTTTCAAAATCGTTGATCCTTGCCGCCATACCGCAAGCGATTACAGGAGGTGAAAGTATATCTCAAATGAAGGAATAAATTATGAGAACGCTTGAAGAAATTATTGAGGATGCAAAAGACGGTCAGATGCCGAGTCATGAAGAGTGTTATTATGCGATGCTGACATTCGAGGCATTGATGTGTTTCGCCCATCGTGATCTGAGGAACGTGGTGCATAAACCACGGGCATATCCACCACCAGGAATAGTAGTAAAAGAAAGTTTTCATCGCCTGAAGGCTGCGCTTTCACGCTCACCAAAGGAATGGATTGGACCGGAGTATGATCCAAAAAATCACGATTATCAGCAGATGAGAAAAGCTGCGATCAGGTTTTATGATGTCAACAAGATTTTGACGGAATGAAGCGTATGATTTCGTTGTAAGCGATTCCGCAAAAAATCTCATGAAAAAGCATGGAATCCAAACAATGTATCAAGATTGGGATGGCACACCGAAACAATCGTCTGCCCTGAATGTCATCGAGGAGATTGATCGTCTCAGAACCTTCATTGCGGAGAAGGATCGGGAGATTGAGCAGTTAGAAGCGGAGAACGATAATATGCGGAAAATCTTCGATGGACTCATGGCTATATTGCCACCAGAGTATTTTGTAAAGGAGGACGGTGATGATTCAACGGTGGAAGATTTTCGGCAACCAAGCAGCGGCGGTGACTGAACCGGACCATGTACTTCTTGGGGAGTATGTGAAGTATGACGACCATCTTGCCGCTATCAAGGAACTGGTATCACTCTGCCTCGACAATGGCATCATCAGTAGGGGTGCGGCGTGTACTTATCTGGGATGTGCGAGGGAAGACCTTGATGATATGCTGAGGGTGGTGGAGGACGATGATGGATAAAAATCTGGCAACTCGTCATTATTGTCCGGCTTGCGGAGAGCAATCATATACACCATTGCCAGTCATCCTACCCGGACAATATGATTGGAAATGCCCTAAATGCGGGGAAAGGTTTAGGATTGACATAGGATTTTATGAGAAGGAGGAGGGGGATGGTTAATAATGTTACAAAGGGAATGCTTAAAAACTGGGATGGTATGAAGGGAGGAAGCAATGGAAGTCGAAAAAGCATCTTTTACACCTGACGAATACAGAATAAAAATCGTTGCGATGGCAACCCAGAGGCGTGATGAGATTGAGGAACTGGTCAAGAAAAATGAAATTACAATTGACGAATACAATGCGGCAAGCATAACCATTGATTTCGTGCTTCTTTTAACAAACATTGCTCTTGAGGTACATACATCCTTGCCTTTGCTTCGTTCTATATCATGGATGATTCTGCAACTCAGCAATCTGTTTTTTTCTGATACCAAAGGTTTCGACAATCTTTCTAAAGCAATGGCAACATTGCTTGAAATGATTATGAACGACATGGTTTCAGGTGATGAACTATGCGTTAAGCGTGGTAAAAAGATAATCCATCAAGGAAATAACATCAAACATTAGGAGGGTAAAAACATGGGATCGAAGCCGTACACACCGCAACAGGATTCAGAGATTATCAAGATTTTATCTGAACACGAATACGTTAATGTTCAGATGTTGAAGGACTACACCGATTCCTTTAATAAGAAGTACGGGGAAGATAGAAGCGTGACAGGGATCGCTTCACGTTTCAGGGTTTTGAAATCAAAGACAAAGCTTCCCGCTGTTATCGCTTACAAAGAACTGTATCCAAACAGGGTGCGTGGTACATCTGGGAAAAGGCGGCAACAGTCACTATTCCAAATGGAAGGAAAGTATGCACATTTATTCGGAATTTGACTCCATGTCCGAACTCACAAATGCAGTTGACGCTCTTATTTCCGCATACTGCAAGGTTCATGACCACATGAAAGCGTTGAAATCCGAAAACGATGCACTCCAGAGCATCAAGAATGCCATGGAAAAATTCATGAAAGGGGACTGAACCATTTGAAATTCGAGGGGGAAACAGATGAACCTCTTAACTAAAAGCTACGATCTTGTTCTTAAACACCGATCAGAACTGTGGATTGCCATAAACGAAAGCTCATCTTTAACCGAACTAAAAAAGTTGATTGCAAAACAAAAAGACGAATGGGATGAGGTTCAGAAAAAATGGTTTCAAAATCGTTAATCCTGTTCCTGTTCCTTGCCGCCATACCGCAAGCGATAATGGGTGACGTAACCCATAAGCGTGTACCGGATTGCGTTGTAAGCGAGTCCGTAAAAAAGCTTATGAAAAAGCACGGTGTCCATACAATGTATCAAGGTTGGGATGGAAAGTGGTGGTTTAAACGTGAGGGGAAGAAAATATTCTTGATTGGAGAGTTAAATGAATAGAAAGAACGATGTCTGCTACGACAAGAAAACCATCGGCAAGGAAGGTTATTTAGTAACCCTGTACCATTACACAAACAACAACGCAGACGAACAAACAATTGTCATGCGGTTTGACCCGAACAAGGTGGATGGTCATGCGGTTCAAAGGGGGTGCAAATGAATCTTGCAACGAACATCCGAATGGACATGAAAATAATTGCAAATAATTCTTGACAAGGATGGTGCCGAAATGGTAGAAAATATCCATCCACGGAGTCCTCCGTGAAAATACCCAAGGATATCAATATGTATAACTCCATTCTTCGTGGACTTATCAGAAATTCTGGTCTGACACAGAATGAATTTTCTGAAAAAGTCAATTTGAGCAAATGCGTGATTTCGAGGCTTATCAATTGCAAGACAAAGGGCAATCCTGTGCAAAAACAGGTGATTGCCGATTATTTTAATAAACCGATAGAATACATTTTCAAGGAGAACAATCATGGCAGACACGGTAAAAGGAAAGATCGTAGCGATCATACCCAAAACCCTATCGTCCGGTAAAAAGTTTTGGGATTTCATGGTTGAAGGTGACGAAAGAACCTTCACGTCATGGCAAGAAACTTTCGCAAGCAAGAAATCCGGAGAGGAAATCGAATTCACTCCGCAGAAAGATGAGCGTGGCAACTGGAGAGCTTACATCGGAGGAGCAAGGAAACCTTACTCCGGTGGCGGTTACAGGAAATCTCCGGAAGAAATCCTTCTCCAGAAGAAAGCGTTTGCCCTGTCATACGCAAAAGATCAGATCGGTTCCATTCTTACCTTCTTAAAGGGTAACGTGAAAATCCCAGAAGGTATGCCTATCGCAGAAGCGTTGGATCATGCTTCTGCTACCGCAATGCGGTTCACGCTGAAGATCGCAACGCAGTACGAAGCTTTCCTTAACGTCCCCCTCCCCAAACCGGAAGAAAAGCATGATTCCAAAGAAGAACCAAATCGTTCATCGCATCTGTCTGGCTCAGATGAACCACCTTGGAAATAATTCGTCCAACATTGGACGAATTTTGAGGATACGAAATGGCAGACCTTCTGAAATCCGCATTGAAGTATGCGGAAATGGGTTTTTGTGTCATTCCTGTATTGTCCGGTCAAAAAGTCCCTGCTATCAAGTGGACGGAATATCAAACCAGAAAATCAACCGCAGAAGAAATAAAAGCATGGTGGAGCCGGTGGCCTACCGCTAATATCGGTATCGTTACCGGCGACATCAGCAATCTTAATGTTGTTGATTTAGACCGATACAAAAAGGGATACGACAACACAATAGAACTGGAATACTTTCCAGAAACTTTTTCCACACCAACAGTAACAACACCAAGAGGCGGTTCACATCTCTGGATGAGGGCCGAAGGACTCACTTTGTCCGGCAAAGCTGACATTTTCCCCGGCATCGACCTCCGCAGTAACGGAAATTTCATCGTAGCACCACCAAGCGTAAACGGAAATGGCAAGAAATATCAATGGGTTGAAGGACTTGGGCTTGATGAAATCGGCCTCGCACAGTTTCCTTCCGGTTTTTATAAAGCAATAATAAATATAAATAATAAAGTACTATATACACGTGATGTCACAATTGCCGAAAATTTTCAAGAAAATGCGTCACAATCGTCACACAATGTCACAGATGTCACAGATGGTCACAGATTTTTTGAACTGGGAAGAAGGGACGAAGATTTGTTTCATCTTGCCCATGTCCTCGTAAAATCCAACCAGTGTAATCCTGATTTCATCAAAAAAACCATGCAGTTAGTTGCGAGAGGGTGCAATCCACCGTATCCTCAAGAAGATGTGAACGTGAAGATTTCTTCCGCAATGAAGAGGGCCGGAGATCGTAACCGTAACATCATGGCAGAAGTGAGGGATTTCATACTTGTGACAAAGGGCGACATAAGTGTGACAGACGTGGTACAAGCTGTGACAGTTGTGACAAAGAACGATAAGGATGCTGTAAGGAAGGCAATTTCAAGACTTGCCAAGGAAGGTCTTATTACAAAGACAGGGAAACATTGGGGGCAATATCACATAGTTGACAGAGATGAGGAGCTTATCAACTATAAAAATGTGGACATGACACCATTCCATATCAAAATGCCGTGTTCGATAGAAAGAGTAGCGGAAGTTAATAAGGGAAATATAATCGTTGTTGCCGGTGAATCAAACGCCGGTAAAACTGCCTTTTTGCTTAACGTGGCATTGATGAACTGCGTGGACAGAAAAGTAAACTATATGTCCTCTGAAATGCAAGATGGAGTGGAATTGAGAAAACGGCTAAACAATTTCAATGTGCCTCTGGAATCATGGGACGATGTGAAATTCCAGTTTCGCACGGACGCTTTTCCAGACAAGATCGATCCGAATGGTCTGAACATCATCGACTATCTGGACGAGGGAAGCGAGGGAGAGGCGTATAAGATGCCATCACGTTTGCGGGACATAGCAAATGTCTTGAAAGACGGAGTGGCATTTGTTGCCATCCAGAAGCATCCGGAGAAGAATTGGGGATACGGCGGTGCGGGTACGCTAAACAGGGCAAGACTATACCTTACCATAACCAGAAACAATGAATTAAAAATCGTTAAAGCAAAAACATGGGCCACTCATGAGAATCCGAATGGGTGGTGGTTGCGGTTCAAACTTGTGGCGGGATGCAACTTCAGAAAGGACGGAGATTGGATAAAAGTATGAATGAAGATTTTAAAGTATTTTTCTTTTCTCAACAAAGAGGGGCCAAGCAAATGAAATGCCGGTACTGTGATTTTGAAGCGGGTGAAACGCTCCTGCGGCGTCACCTGAACAAAGAACACCGTGAGCAGCGAGTGTAACGATACTACCGTCTGTGCATACTGCGTACAAGCAAACCTGATTTTGATAGGAAAGGAGAACACTCCAGAAAGCGAAGTCATGAAAGCCGCTACAAGGGCCATGGTTAAATTCGGGGTTCGAAAGACGGCAAGACTGATTGGAGAGTATGAAAATAGCGTAAGACGTTGGATTTCCAAAGGAAAGATGCCTAAATTTGTGCTGGAAAAATGGCACAAATGCACACAAGGACGTAACAACGTACCAGTTTGAAAAAGTGTGCGCAAATTCATATTGAAATCATTAGGTTTTTTGTTTCAGTTTTGGTGGGTTTGAAAGGTATATGGCATTCTCACTCTATTATGGACTGTTTTCGTACCCAAAACGTGCGGTAGAGCTATTTCGAAAAGCTCACAGCAAGAAACAGGCATGGGTGATGATGTGCCATGCTCTGGCAAATCGTGACGGTGTTGATCCGAGCATTGTGTTCAGGATGTTCGATTGGGAAAAACAAGACAATTTTACCATTAAAACAGAAATAGAATATAAGGAGATTGATGATGAAAAATGAAGTTTCGATCACAAAGGTGCCAGTAACTCTGGAAGAGGCGTTAAAATGGAAATGCGATGCTTTTGGTAGGCGTGTTGCAATCATCGAAAACTTCTTGCGGGGCACAGAAAGCTACATGATTACAGGGTACTTTCTTTCTACCGCAAAGGTAGCTGAAGATTGGAAGGATGACGGTTCTGATGCGAGGAACTTCTACGAATGGGTGGAAAAGGAACTGAAGATCAAGACTTCCAATGCAAAGAGGATGATTTACATCTGGGATGCTTTCAGTCCCATGATTCGAAATCATGCCGAACTTATCAAGTCCATCGACTTTTCGAAGCTTTCCTTGATTGCTCCGTTGATAGGAGCAGAAGAGGAAAACGCATTGGAATGGCTTCACGCCGCAAAAGAACTGACTGTTAAAGATTTGGAAAACCACATCAAGGCACACAAGGGGAAGCCAACATCCGATAATTGCGATCATATCAATACGGAAAACTGGCTTAAATGCGTGCGGTGCGGGAAGTTTATAAAAGATGGATAAAATGGGTTTTTATGTGTTTAAAACACCGAGGGAAAAGGAGGGGAATATGATGGTTAAAAAAACAATAGAAGAGACAATGGACTACGATATGTTTGTATTAAACCCAATTAACAGAACCGTTAATTTCGACAAAATAAAAACCAAACAACTTGAACATATCATGCGGGAAAAAGGCTGGAGCGATGCCGAACCAATGAACGTTGACGAAATCGATGGGAAACTTATCGTTAAAAATGGACACCACAGGCTTGAAATTGCAAGAAAGTTAGGGATACCGGCAAAATACGTCATTGCCAACGATGGTCTTACAATATTCGATCTACAAAAAGGGGGACATCCCACATGGAATGCAGAAGATTATCTTGGCTGTTATTGTAGGCAGGGGGTAGAAGATTACATAGTGTTGAGAGATTATGTAAGCGAAACCGGAATTGGAATATCACAATCCGCACTCTTATTGAGCGGGTTAGTCGCAAAAGACAGGGGAACAGACAGGTCATTCCAAAACGGGAAGTGGAAGGTAAACAAAAAATCTAACCATGCAGAAGTTGTGCGGGATGTAATTAAACATTTAGGTGCAAACGGGATTAAGTTTGCAACCAATTATCATCTTGTGGGGGCAATCAGCCGTGTATGCCTTGCTGAAGGTTTCAGTTTGACACGCTTGAAACAGAAGATTACCACGTATAAGAGTTTTTTCGAAAAAAAGGCTACGATGGATCAGTATTTAGATATGCTTGAGGAGCTTTACAACAGGGGATCAAAAGAAAGAATCCCTCTGGCATTTCTCGCAAATCAAGCGGCACGAGACAGGCGAAAAAAGAAGTGATCGAACTGGACGAAATCCTTTTACGGGAACGGAACAAGATCATAGAGGGTGGAGTCTGGAACCCAACGGAAGAAACCAGAAAAGCGGAAAAATGGTTAGATATGATCTACCATGAGATCGCAAGCGGTAGCACCAAATGGACAGTCCAAGACTTTGAAAAAGGGTGCATTTTCTGGAGAAGGTCTGGTCAAACAGGCAGTTTGCGGGAGGCAATAATAGACTGATGCGAGGAACAAGCGACAGCAATCTGAATGTGCTTTGGAGAAAAACAGTGCTTGCGGTGCATGGAAACAAATGTTTCTTCTGCGAGGCAGACGTAAACCACTATGAAATAGAGTGCCACCATTGGGCGGCAAAACGGAAGATATATTTGTTAAGGTGGGATTGGAGAAACGGAATACCTGTTTGCAAATGGGCAAATGACAGGGGAACGCAATTGTCAATGTCCTGTCACCAGTTTGCTGAAACGCTTCAGGGAAGAACCATGATTTCCGACCATATGAAGATTTTCCACAAATATTTGTACGAAAGAAACGTATCCGCAAAACAATGGCTTGTTGAGCACGGCATGACGAAAAAGGATTTTAAAGAACTTATGTACAAGGACTTGTCGGTTACTTGGGGAATCTGCGAATCTTACCGGAAAGACGGGAAGAAGATTACATTGGGGGCGTTGAATGCTTGAGTTTGATCAAGAAACACACACTTACATTTATGACGGCGTGGAAGTACCGAGCGTATCAAGGATTCTGGTGAGTGAAGGGTTCATAGACATCGGATGGTTCACGGACGATGGGAGACAGCGGGGGAGTGCCGTGCATCTCCATATCAAGAATCATTGCCAGAAAGCCCACTGCATGGCTATCCACCAATCCCTTACGGGATACATGGACGCATGGAAGAATTTCGAATCTCAATTTTACTGGGAAGCGGATATTATCGAACAGCCGTTTGGATGCTCTCAATTTGCCGGAACCCCAGATCAGATCGGGAAGATGAACGGAACGCCGGCAGTCCTCGACATCAAAACCGGAAAACTAAACCGTGCCGTAGGCTTACAGCTTGCCGCTTATGAAATCCTTTATGACAAGCCGTTAAAACGGTTCGCACTGCAACTTAATAGCGGTGGAGCATACCGTTTAAAAGAGTTTAATGACCGCATGGATCGGTACATTTTCAAATCCGCAGTAGCTATCCACCATTGGAAGAGGAATAACTTATGAGGCCAGACCATTTGGATTCTTTGAAAGTCCTTACGGACAACACAATGGAGATCGTTGAAAGCTCCAAAACACTCATTATCCACAACAAAGAGGACAGGCGTATTGCAGAGGAAGTATATCTTTCTCTCAATGAAAAATGCAAAAACATCAAAGAAGCGTATGATGATCTGGCAAATTCAGCTTACAAACATTGGAAGGCCATTTGTGCAAAGAGGGCTTCCTTCCTTGATCCCGCAAAAGAACAAGCTACGGCAATCAAGCAGATGATTGCTGTTTATGACATGGAAGAAGAGCGAAAGCGAATAGAACTTGAAAGAAAATTGCGGGAAGAGGCGATAAAGAAAGAGGAAGAGAGAATCCTTCAAGATGCAATGGAAGCATCACCGGAAGAAGCGGAAATTATCTTGTCACAAACGATTAATGTTGCTCCGGTAATCATTCCACGGGAAAAGTCAAAGGTACGGTTCAGGGAAATTTGGAGTGCGGAAGTAACCGATCTGATGGAGCTTGTAAAAGCAGTTGCGGAAGGTAAGGTTTCCGTTCAATCCATTCTGCCAAACATGACATGGCTTCGTGAAAAGGCAGAGCATGAGAAACTGGAAATGCGTGTGCCGGGAGTGCGATCATTCAGCAGAAAGGTGTGAAAGAGTTTATCGCTCGTGGTGGAAAGATAAAAAAACTTAGAGGAAGCATGAAATGAATACTTTACATAATGCTATGAGTTGCGGGTGTAATCCTGAAGAGGAGAAAATTATGACTCATCCAATATTTCTGAAGCGAGTTATATTGACAAACTATAAGAGCATCGCCAAATGTTCCGTCGAACTTGGACCTCTGAATTTTCTTGTCGGACCGAACGGTGCAGGGAAAAGCAATTTTCTTGATGCCTTGCGTCTGGTAACGGAGTCCCTGAACACATCACTCGATCATGCCTTGCGCGAGCGCGGGGGCATTAACGAGGTCCGTCGCCGTTCAGCCGGGCATCCCACTCACTTCGGAATTCGCCTTGAATTCTACCTTTTTGATGGATCGACGGGGGTTTATGCTTTTCGCGTCGGCGCCCAGGAGAAAGGTGGATTTGAGGTACAACACGAAGAGTGCAAAATATCCGGGGAATCGTTTTTCAAGGTTGTTTCCGGAAATGTTGTTCGTGCCCACATGTCGACCATGCCTCCTGCTTCCAGGGATCGTCTTTATCTCGTTGCCGCTGCCGGATTGCCGGATTTTCGGCCGCTGTACGATGCGCTTTCGCACATGGGATTCTACAATCTGAATCCTGACGAGATTCGCGAGTTGCAACCGCCGGATACCGGAGAAGTCCTGCGACGCGACGGCGGAAATCTAGCAAGCGTGCTCAGTTTCATGGCCAAGGAAAATGAACCTTCACGAAAGCGAATCGAGGAATTTCTTTCGAAGGTTGTTCCCGGCGTTCAAAATGTGACCGCGAAACATGTCGGTAAAAAAGAGACCTTGGAGTTCCGGCAATTGGTCGGCAGGAATAAAGACCCCTGGCGGTTCATGGCGGAAAACATGTCGGACGGGACACTCAGGGCGTTGGGCGTGTTGACGGCCCTTTTCCAATCGGCAAACGGCATTTCCCAAAAAGTTCCACTTGTCGGAATCGAGGAGCCGGAAGTGGCAGTGCATCCGGGCGCAGCGGGGGTGCTCCGGGATGCCCTGCGTATTGCCTCAGTGAATACGCAGGTGATCGTTACCAGCCATAGCCCTGATCTGTTGGATGACAAAGAAATCGGTGACAATTGCATTCTGGGCGTGGCAAGCGTGAATGGTGAAACCAAGATCGGGCCGTTGGACGATGCCGGAAGATCGGCTATTCGCGACAGACTTTACACGGCAGGAGAATTGCTTCGATTGGGCCAGTTGACCCCCGACCTGGATTTCCAAATGTGTGCTCAATCTAAGATCGCAAATTTAGATTGGCGTTAGATTGACTTTAGATTGAACCGGTGTGGCATGTATAGAGGGTGAACACATGAATGTAGAGGGTGAACACATGAATGACCAAGAATTCATTGTGATGGTAAAAGAGATGGTACTCGCCCCAAATACCATTATGCGGAAAGAATGGGTGTTGAGGCTCATGGAAATCATTGTAAAAAAGGATTTGGAAATAAGGAAATTTAAAGAAAGAGAAAAGATACGTGATGAACATATCATTGAGCCGCTTCAGAAGAAACTCGATGAGTTGATCTCATTCAATCAAATGAATGCGATGCCTGAAGGCGGTGTATTTGTGACTCCAGATATATTGAAAGGGGGTGAAGCGATGGGCAAAGTAAAGAAACCTAAACCCTGTTAGTTTGTAGCATACCTTTGTGAAGCAATTTACCCTGATCGGGGGAGAAATCCCCCGATTAAAAAGGAGTATCAATGGCAATAATCTCACCACGAATAGGTTCCGACAGAACCAGACTTGAAACCGTAATTCCTTTAAACGTGCCTTACCTTGTGTTTCTTGATCCTTCGGATATTTGTAATTCGGAATGCAAACATTGCCCGACAGGAAACCGATCAATGGTAAGAAAATACCGCTATCCTCAATTCATGAGCATGACCACTTTCAAAAAATCTGTCGATCAACTGAAACAGATGGGGAAGATCAAAACATTGAGGATGTATAAAGACGGTGAACCTCTTTTAAACCCACACTTCTATGAAATGGTAAAGTATGCCGCAGATGCAGGATGCTTCAACCATATCGACACAACTACAAACGGGAAGGTGTTCACTGGTGAACACGTACGGAACATTGCCCAATGCGGATTGACCAAAATATTCATTTCCGTGCCTCAATCATATGACCAGAAATATGTCGATCTGGTTGGGGAGTTGTTTGTGTTTTCCGAAAAAATGGAAATCCATGTGAAAATAATAGATGAAGGGCTTCCATGTGGAAGGATTGATAAATTCTACGAAGATTTTGACAAGATTGCCACATCCATGTCAGTCGAACATCTTGCACCATGTTGGCCTAATTTTAGCGTTCTCCGTGAATCAGTTGAGTATGGGATATATGGCAACTCCCTTACAAGTGTAACTGTCTGCCCATATGTTTTTTATTCCATAGCAATCAACTCTGATGGATCGGTAAGCCTTTGCTTTCTGGATTGGCAAAGAAGGCTGATACTCGGGAACATTCAATCACAGAATATCGCAGACATATGGAATGGCAAAAACCATATGCACTTTCAAAAAATGATGCTTATGCACCGCAGGAGATTTCATCCATTCTGTGGAAATTGTGGTCAACTTACACATGGTAGCCCAGATGACATTGATTCCTTTTCAGACGAGTTACTTTCGAAAATAGAAAGCATGGAGGCTAAATGAAAATTTGCGAACAAGACAAAAAACATACATTCGCAAGTTATGACCCGAAAGAAAGAATATGTGAAATTTCCGGAGAAAGAGATTTATGGAGAGAAGTGTTGTTCGTAGCAATAGAAATTTCAAAGATGGATATTGACGCAACGCTTAAGCGGTACAAAAACGAGGACAACAAAAGGTGGGAACGGGTTATCCTGTCAAGGGAACGTGATCAGGCGAGAAGGTTCATCATGACAGAGCATGACCACTTCGACCAGATATGTGAATGGCTTGAAATGCACCCGCAAAACATAAGGGAAGCCGTCATGGAGCAATGGCAATGATTGTATGTTACGGAGATGGTGATCTTGGAAAATTGATTCATGAAATCAACCAAATGGTGGGGTATGAATCAATCATTTGCAATTCAGAGAATATGCGTAGTGCAAACCCAAAGGACATCGGCTTGGTTTGCATAGCAACACAACCTTATTCACGGTCTGCAAAGTTTCTGTCAGAAAGGGGATATTCCAGAATATACCCGTGTTGGATGTGGGTAACATATCGATACAGATATTTAGACTTGAGAAATGGATGGGAATGGGATGGATACAATTTACACGTATCTGGCGTAAAAGGGAAATTGCTTGGTGAATCTCGGCGACAATACCTTTCCTTTCTTGATTTCAGAAACGAGAGAACGAATCTGATGGATTACGAGGAAGTAATATCGAATGATACATTGTTCCACCATAAAAAGAAACCTTCCACATTGGAGGACGTTTTTAGAAGAAAAAAAATTCAGTATTTTTACAACGGAAGAATATGGGACTTCCATTCAGAAGGAATGGAGCTTCCAAGTCTACACGTAAATATGCAAAGGATAAAAGAACTTCGCCCAAAAATCAGCGTTGCGTGTTATCACAGCAATGACGGTCTTGCAGGAATACAAAATTATTTAATGGCAGAACTTGATAATTATCAGTTTTATTTCAGATGCTACGCATACATGGCACAAGCGGCTTATTTTTATGCCATCCCAAATGAATGCCATATTTTCGGGAACATCGACAAATACATGGCACAAGCAACACCTTTCTTATAAACAATGCACAGGAGACAAGTGATGACAAAAAAATCTCACAATCATTACTTATGGTCAACCAAGGATGAAATAAACTATCTAAAAACGATGGGCCTGAACATGAAACACCACTCCACCCACACAAGGCTTGAACTGCTAAAAAAATATAAAGAGACAATGACGAAAAGAAGCAACTGGGATGGAATATCTGGGCATGTAATCATGGAATATGTGACACAACAGATAAGCACTCTTGAGAAGAAAAAGGGGGAGAACAAATGAGGGCAACTTCTGCTCAAAAGAAAAAAATACTTCATATAACGCCACATTTTGGAGGCGGCGTTGGGAATGTTATCATTGATTGGATAAAAGCAGACACGTTTAACAATCACACGGTTTTTTGCCTTGATTACTTAAATAATCGTGTCAAGGAAGAAATATCGTTGAATTCACTTTCTATAAAACAAATTCCATATACTGATCCGATTGTTTATGATTGGGATGATTACGACATTGTTCTAATTCATTGGTGGGATAACCAATTGGTTAATAATCTCTTGAAGCTTGTAGATACGCCTCCATGCAGACTAATCTTTTGGTGTCATAAAAATTATGAAATCCCGAATTGGGCTTTGAATTATCCTGATTTATTCATCGGTACGGCTCCATGCCAACATCTAAAAGACTATATTTGGAGTGTGCGGAACATGGAATTATTTGATTCGGCATACTGGTATGGGTCATCAGATAATATCTTCCGTGTTGGGTATGTCGGATCACAAAAAAAGATCAGCCAAAATTATCTTGCATCAGTTGCCATGCTTCCAGACGTAGAATTCGTTTTCATCGGTATTGAAGAAACACGAATAATGAATAGCTTTATGAATGTTCGACTTATAGAAAATATAACAGACGATAACGAGCTTGCAAAGCACTATAAAAGTTTCTCGGTATTCGGGTATCCACTTTCGAAAGATCATTACGGAACTTGTGAGCAAGTCCTTGGGGAAGCAATGCGTTCTCATTGCGTTCCCGTTGTCATGAATAACGAATGCGAATCATATATTGTCAGAAACGGTGTAAATGGATTTGTCGCAAATACGATTGAGGATTATGTTCGATTCATAAAAATCTTGCGTGACTATCCAGATATCCGAAGAAATATGGGTTATAAAGCCAGAGTAGAATCGTTTATAAGATACGATCATCTTAATATGATTAATCAATGGGAAGATGTTTTTTCCAAATTAATGAAACAAAAGAAGAGGGCACATAAATGAAGGTTCTGCTTGTCGATCTTCCATATGTTGTTAAGCCAACTGCGGACGGCCCTAAAATACGTTCTTTCCATGCGTTCCCTTACGGGCTGTTAAGCATTGCAACCTACAACAAAGATTGTGCTGATATTCGAATATTCGATATGAACAGGCAATCCGAACATGACTTTCTACATACCCTGCGAGAATTCAGGCCGGATATTGTCGGATTCAGCATGATGTTCGATAATTCCTACAAATACCTTAAGGACTTGCTCTACGTATCCCACTGCCACGGAGCAACCACGATTCTTGGTGGTGCCGCCGCCTGTTATTCATATTCGGAAATTCTTATGGAACAACCTTATCTTGATGCCATCTGCTTTGCTGAAGGGGAAATTCCGTTAAGAAGAATCCTCACACAAGAAACAACCTTTATAACAGACCCTTCATGGATTACCAGAAACAAAAGCGGAATTCCTGTATCTTCATTTGTTCAAAACCTTGATGATGTAATCAATATCGATTACAATTTTGTAAACGTGAATGCTTATGACATGAAGGAAGCATTTTCTCCGTTTGGAACGCCGACAAAACACAAACAGTTTTTTGTTTCAACCGGAAGAGGATGCCCATTCAAATGCACGTTTTGCAGTAACTCCAAAATTCATGGGCAGAAAATGCGGTTTGCATCTGTAAATTCTATTATCAATCACATCGGACATCTTGTTGAAAAATACGGGATGGATGTCCTTACCATCTATGACGATCAGCTTTTGATTAACAGGGGAAGAGCAAAATCCTTATTCAAGGAACTTGCACAGTTTAACTTGCGGATTGAATGTCCAAACGGTCTTTCCGTTGCTTTTATCGATGATGAACTGGCTTGTCTTATGAAAAGGGCAGGGCTTGACACCACCTATCTTGCAATCGAAAGCGGAAGCGAATACGTACTTAACAAGCTTATCCAAAAGCCACTCAAGCTTGAAATGGTAAAACCGGCAATTGAAATCTTGCGGAACTATGACTTTTTCATTCATGGGTTTTTTGTCATGGGGATGCCGGGGGAAACTTCTGAACACCGTCAGGAAACGTACAAATTCATCAAGGATATCGATCTGGATTGGGCCGGATTGAACATGGCAACTCCGGTACGTGGAAGCAAGCTGTATGATGATTGCCTTTATAACGGTTGGATAAAGAAACAGGAAATATCTGACATCGTTGACAAGGCGTATATCATCACCGCAAATGGCGATCCTAAAAAAATAGAAGAGGAGGTGTATCTGGAAAACATTGAAATCAATTTCCATCATAACAGGAGAATGCGTATAGGAGATTACAAAGTGGCTCAAAAATGTTTTGAGGAAGTATTAAGGAGATATCATGGCCATGTATGGGCAAAACACTACATTCAGGAATGTAAGAAACGACTCTCTAATCCTTAACCCATCTGTGTTGTTGCAGATACTTTTTATACCAGTTTACTTACTGGCATTTATCGGAATAATTATTTTTTATGTTGTGTTCGCCATTGTATTCACCATATTCGGAGGGATAAATGATTTCAAAATACAAAAAGGACAGGGACAATCAGGTATTAAAAAACATCAATAGTAAATATTTAGCGTCTGCTACAAATATTTTCACAAAAGAGTTGATCAATATAAACTATGTGAAAAACTTCACATGGATGGGAATCCCAATCATACAGTACCCTACCGACATGATGGTAATGCAAGAAGTTATCTTCGATGTTAAACCGCATATACTAATTGAAACAGGAATGGCATTCGGTGGTACAGCAATATTCTATTCATCCGTAATGCAACATTTGCGACACCCATGGAAGGTCATCTCGATAGACATCGAAATGAAGGTGAAAAACTGGGAACGGATGAGGTCACATTCCGCAAGCGAAAACCTTGTTTTAGTGCAAGGAGACAGTGCATCCGCAACAGTTGCATCTGAAGTAGCAGAAAGTATCAATAACTTCAAAAGGCAAAAGCATGTCAACAACCCAACTGTCATGGTAGCCCTTGATTCAAATCATACATACGACCACGTTCTTAAAGAACTGAATTTGTATGCTCCGCTTGTTTCAATTGGAAGTTACATTGTTGTATTTGATACTGCCATAGAGCTATTCATGAAGGAGAAGCCTTCCGATCGTCCGTGGGGACCGGGGAACAATCCATGGACAGCCGTACAAGCATTTCTAAAACAGAATAAGAACTTCAAACCGGATAAATCTGTGGAAACAAGAGCTTTAATCACAGCCGCACCGGATGGATGGTTAAGGAGAATCATATGAAACTTGAAGATATATTCAAAGAAGCACTGATTAAATTCCAAAAGGGCGTAGAGGAACATGGAGAATTTGATCCATTAAGTGAAAAAAGAAAATTACTCGCAGAAGTAGATGAAGAAATTCTTGATGCCATAAACTACCTTGCAATGTGGCTTATACAGAAAAGAGTCAAACTGGAAAGGGAAAAGTCATGAATGTAATTATCACTGGGGGAGACGGATGGATCGGAAGGTTCTGCGTAAAGATTCTAGAAGAAAAAGGATACAAGGTGTTCAAGTGGAAAAAATGGTACTACTCGCACCACCTTGCATCCGAAATCTTCTCGCAATATGAACCTAAATACCTTGTCCATGCGGCATGGGATGTGAAACCGCCCACTTACTGGGAGAATCCTAACAATACGGAATGGTTTGACCGATCCATTCACTTGATGCGGGAATTCTATAAATACGGCGGTGAAAAGATAGTGGTAGCCGGTACGTGTGCTGAAGGGACAAATACCCTGTATGGACGGTGCAAAAAGTCACTTCGAGAAGTCATGTGGGAATACTGCAATATCATGGGAATCGGTATCGGGTGGGCAACGATATTTTACCCATATGGGCCATATGAACGTCCGGAAAAAATAATCTCGTCAACGATTATCCATCTCCTGATGGATCGCAAAATAACCATTAACCATCCAGAACAGATGATCGATTTCATCCATGTGGAAGATATTGCAAGGGCAATGGTGGCAATCATGGAGTCCGATCAAAGCGGGGTGTATGATGTCGGGCAGGGAGAAATCAGGTCTTTGAGGAGAGTAACAGAGATCATTGGCAAAGATTTGGGAAGGTCTGATTTACTGGAATACGGTACGCATCCGTTTCCAGAATACATTACTGCGGACATACGCCCATTGCGTTCTTTGGGATACACACCGAAATACGATATTCATTCCGGCATAAAAGATACGATTGAATTCTGGAAACAAGAAATATACGCAACGGAGGTATTTCAATAATGGAAGAACACAAAGTTAAAAGAATTATTGATGCGGTGAACGGCCTTTCTGATGCAATTTTTTCTGGAGCACAGCACTTGGGATTGAGTAACGCATCTACCCGAATGGGAGCATTGGAGGTACTGTCTTTAGAAATAAAAAACGGTTCAGAAAGAATAGCAGAAGCATTAAATTCTATTGCAATAGCAATTAGATACAAGGAGAACGCCGGTGAAGAATAAAAAGGTAACTAAATGGTTCGAAATATCTGAAGATGAACTCCAGCACCGCATGAACAAAAAGGCCATGCTGAAAGATGAAGTATGCACAAGGGCCAATGAAATGGTTTTTGCAATGCTCGACAACATTTTGAAATACCTTGGCATGAATGTAAACACAGACGATTTGACAACCCAGAAAGAAATTCTCGGGGTGCATATCACAACATTAGAATTCTACCCCGGCATCTTTGTAATCAAAGACATGGTGCCGTTTGCATGGGTTTCTGATGCAAGAATAAACCATCTGGGAGAGATTTACTGTGAAGCACATATGTTTGAGTTGGATACAATGTGGGGTTTAAAAATCGGGAAACTACCGGAGGTAACATGACAAATAAAGAATTTTCAGAAAAAGATGAAATGTTTAAAATGATCTGCTCAAAGGTAGGACTTCCGTTTGCGAAACCTTCTCACAAAGGCAAGCCATCCGGTACGCATAGCTCCCTTGCCCGACAAGCATCCAAATGGAGAAAAGGACGTGGTATCGCATGGAAGAAACGATTTGATGTTCTGTGAATTGGATTGACACATCACGCCCATGATGGTAAAAGGTTCTTCAAGATTCTGATGTGAGATGGCTTCGTCCTTCTGAGAATCTCATTCACATCCAGATACCCATATCCAATTAACAACCGAATCAATTTTTTGCTGATATTGCGACCGTGACGGACTTCGGATATCCTTATTTCATGTACGCCAATTACCTTGGCAAGCTCCCTGCAAGATACACCACTATTTTCTATCCCTTCTTTCGCAACATCCATGATGATTTTAAGTACCTCATGTCTGGATGCCCCAAAATCCGTCTTTATCTCCCTAAACCCTACACCCGTATGAAAGGAATCCAATGAAAATCCTTCTCGTAATAAAGTCGAAAAAAATGGAAAACCTTGGTGTCATGTACCTTTCCTCCATTATAAAAAAGAACAAGCATCTTTGCAAGATTGTATCCGTTGATGAAGCTTTTAAAATGACTAAAATGTGGAAACCGGATACAATAGGATATTCCATCATGACCGGAGATCAGGCATTATTCAAATCACTAAATGAAAAATTAATGAGAATCTATGACATTGATGGCAGTGTTCGGCCTGAAACAATTGCCGGAGGGCCGCACCCGACTTTCTTCCCAGAAGATGTCGTCTGGGCAAACATCCTGCACCGTGGAGATGGAGAATCGTTCATGGCAAGGTATACTGGCAACGATTTCACAACGGATATCAACTCATACCCATGGCCCGACAGGACAGATTTCCATCCCAAAAATTTTCTGCTTCCGTACATGAGGGACTTCATTGCTTCAAGAGGATGTAATTACAACTGTGCATACTGCTACAATGATCGTTGGGCAAAGATGTTTCCAGACCATCCACGTATCCGGCTTCGTGAACCAGAAGATGTCGTGAGGGAAGTTGCGTATGTTCAACCTGAATGGGCGTATTTTCAGGATTCCTGTTTCGGTACTGATTTGCCGTGGTTAAGGAAGTTTTCGAGAATGTATCAAGCTTCCGTGAACATACCGTTCCATTGCCATATGCGGCCGGCACAAGTCACAGAGGAAAGAGTAGTCTTGCTTGTCGATGCCAATTGCAGAAGCATAAGAATCGCACTCGAAACTGGCAGTGAACGCTTGCGGAAGCTTATAAAGAGGGGAAAAACTTCAAATCAGGAAGCCATAGATGCCGCAAAGATGTTACGCAAATGGGGAATTAAGCTTATGATTCAAAACATACTCGGCCTACCCACATCCACAATCGAAGAGGATTTGAACACTCTGGAAGTGAACATAAAAGCAAGGCCGGAATATGCTTGGTGTTCGATCTTCCAACCATATCCCGGCACGGAGCTTGGCGATCTTTGCATCAAAGAAGGATGGTACAAAGGTGATTACTCTGAAATAAGCGACTCCTTCTTTGAGAATTCCGTCCTTGAATTCGACGATGAACACAAGGAACAGCTTTATTGCCTCCAGAAAATCTTCGCCCTATGCGTGGATGTCGGGTACCTTCCAAAGCCAGAACAACTCACTCTGGAAAATTTCCCAAACCTCACGCACACAATCATGAGATCAAAAGGCGATAAACTCTTATACCCAAGTATCTTTTAGAAAGAAGTCTGAAAAACCTCCGGATATTTCTCTCTCAATTTTGAATATCTTTCTGGATGGTTTTCACGAAGGTTCTTAAACTTTGTCTTTTTAATCCTATTGTACATTTGCCTTTCTTCCGGTGTGGCATAGCCCCACAACTTTGCCAAATCCTCGGCCTGAAGGGATTTCAACTCGACCATGGTCGTGTTCTGCTTTGCTCTCTGGTAAGCAAGCTTGATATCTTCCTTGAACATTTCCTTGTTCTGTACGGCTTTGTGCATCTTCATGTAAACATCCGTAATGGGCTTATTTTCTTCCCTCAGCCGTTTCATCTCGTTGCCAAATTTCCGAACAAGGGCCAACCGCTTGCGATCCTCCGGTGGTGCGGAGATAACAATTCTCTTCTGGAACGCTTCCTGTACCTCTCTGTCAAACTGGCTTCGGTACGGATAGTTGGAAAGACCTACGGCTTGAAACATCGTGTTCCGCAAAGAATCCAGTAATTCCGTTCCCGGCTCACGAACAGCACCCTGCAACGGAATTGGAATCCAGCCCTTGAATGCACTTTGCACAATCTCCTCCGGCTCCATCTTCCGGCCCAGACGATCTCTTCCGGTAACAATTTCCGCTCCCGGTTTTCCAAACAGCGGGTTAAGCCGGTTGTAAGCAAAGTTTCTCCAATCCGTAACCAAATGAATCATGTCACCGGCAACACTTCTTGGTGTCCATTCACGACCACCGGCAATCACCGTGAACGGCTTCTCCCAGTGCATCCGCTTATCGTCACCGATAAGGACGTTTGCTATTTGTGCAAGTACGGACATATAAATTGCCGACTTGATAAGGGCAGTCCTTGATTCAGTTCCATACCTTGTCAAAGCCTGTCCGAAAAACTTCAGACGGGACTCAAGGAAGTCCGGAGCAAGCAATATGAGCCGCATGGCATCGACCAGAGTTGGGTTGCGGCCCATGGATCGATAGTTCTGACCACCGAAAGCATTGTTTGACGTAGCCGCCGCAATGTAAAGCATCTGGTCCCTTGTCATCTGACCAGACGCAAGTTCCTTTGCAAACTTCTTCTCCATGTGTGCGACTGTCTTTTCAAAAACATCCGCTTTCATCCTTGGAATCATGTTTTCGAAGGTGAATTTCGTGAATTGCTCATGCGTTTCACCTACCCACCTACCGGCTTTTGTCGGCAGGGAATTCCACAAACCGCCTGCCGCAAGCCCTTCCCTGAAAACATCCATGGCATGACGATCAATCAGCAAGAGCCCATGGTTCACACCTTCCCGAAGGAGAGGCCGCTTTTCGAAGTCTATCTCTTTCAAGTTGAACGGATTCACATCATGGAAGATTGCGTGCGATCCGGTATGGGTAAGGTGGAACGGTGACATTCCGAGCATCGTCCCTTTGATCCACGCACCCGCCTTTAACGCCATCTTCCCCGGCTTCATTCCACCAATGAAAGGAATCCATTTAGGGATTTTCCATGACCGGATCAGGGACTTTCCGAGCAAGGCGTTGATTTTCGAATATGCCGCCGGATGCACCCTGAAATCTCCGGCATAGAATGTCTGCTTTTCGTTTTCATCAAGGTCGTAATAGATGTGACCGAACATACTGGGATGTTCAAACATCCGGTAGTCCCTTGTGCTACGGTTCATTTCCCTGATGTTCTCTTTTGCCAGAAACTTTTCATCTACCTTTTTAAGCCGTTCCTGATCTTCCTTTTTCAAGGGTTTTCCAGCACCGCCGATAATGAGCGTGTACCTTCCATCCTCTTCCTTTGTTTTTGAAAGCCTTGTCAGCATGGCTTTCAGGGACATGGAATCATGAAGAGCCCTTCTGGAAGCAATGAAGGATGCTCCAATGCTCTTTGGGGCTTTCCCGAGTTCCTTCAGAATGTACTTCATTGCTTTTTCGGGATCGGTTTGCATCAATGGTGATTCAACCGTGGCATAAATCTTCTGCTTTGCCACATCGGAAAATATGGCATCCTTCATGTAATTGATCGCAAACGATCTCGACAAACCAGACCGCAATGCAAGGTTTGCATCGTTCTCAATCTGTTTCACGAAGAAGTCTGCCCATTCCTTTTCGTTCTTTGTGAGGGTAAGGGCATCCTTGTAGGACTTGTCGCCGGGATATTTCTTTGCCCACTCCCGCAGTAACGACATATCTCCACCGGCCCTCATCCATCTGGAAATGGCGTGTTGCCGCTCTTTCGGAAGTTCTTTCGAAATTTCCTTTGCCAGTGCTGTTAAAGAATGTTCTGTTATCTGAATTTCACCGAGATACCTGTCAATCTCCGCTCTTGAATTGCCAACCGGACGGGGATTCTTTATGATCTCGTTAAGGGCTTTGAAATCTTTCTGTAATTTTTCATTATAAAGATTGATTCTGTCTTTCAAGTTCTGCGGTTTCTTTCTTGCCGCAAACAACCTTCCCTGCTCCGGTTCTTTTTTCTTCGGCTGTACCGGCCCTCTGTAAGCTTCTCCTTCCGGTGTCAACTGGAAATTCTCTTCATACGAAAGCCCCGGCAAGGTTTCCTGAACATCACCTTTTTCTTCAACATCCGTTTTGGTATCCCTTGCTGAATATCCGGCACCAGAAAAAACCTCCGGCTTTGTCTCTGTTCCTTCATAAACTTTTCCACTTTTGATCGACCTGATAATCCCTCCGGCAGTGGGCTTCATGCCCAGAAACGATCTGATCCCATCGATAAACGATCTGATCTTATCGATAACCCTGCCGACAAATCCCTTGCTTGTTGGAGCGGTAAGCTGATCCGCAATAAAGTTTGCACGATCCTCCTGACCACCGATATCTTTTTTGGATTCGGGCTTGTATTTACCTTCTGCAACAAGCTTCTTGATATGGGCTTTCAGGATTGCGACATCCTGTTTCGAGATAATCCCAACATCTTCCATCCAGTGGATCGATTCGTGGGCAAGCGTCCACTTTCCTGATTTGCCCATAACCACCCTGATGGTTCCATTGTCGTAGTCACCTACAATCTGCTCTTTTTCCGGATCGAATTTCCTTCCATATGTAAATTCAAACAATACTTCATCCGGCTTTATTTCCGATACATTGTTGACGGACAGGAAATGACCGCTTTTTGTTTTCAGAAAAAACTTGTTTCCATGCTGAAGGACTTCAACATTCTTTCCGAATATTCCCTGTATTTCCTTTAATCCAACTTTTCCTTCAGCTTCTTTTCTGCCTCTTGCAGCGTACCGGCCTGTGTCAGAAATTCCACGATCCTCTCGCAATCTTTGATCGCCGGGGTAGGGGGGTTCAATTGAGTGTCTCTCCGATAAAGCTCGGCTAGATTCTGATGCAAGATTATTAGTTCTTGATAAAGCACTTCCCCTTGCAAGCCGCTTTCCTTCATGCTCTTTAAGGCCTCTTCCAACATTTTGCGTTGTCGATTTGTCAAATTCATTGCTCAATTCCCTCCATAATTCAAAGTATTCTGCCGATACTTGCCTGAATGCGTTGATATAATAATCCTTCAGCCCTGAATCTGCCATGTGTATCTCAAGCATCATCTGCACTTGATTATGCCATTCTCCATGACCGCTTGCGGTCATGTGTGCAAATTCATGGATTGCCGCCTTATATAAATATTCAGCAAGCCCACTAAAAGTTTGCGGTTCCCTCCCCAATGTGTAAAGAGGATTCAGATAAATTACCTTGTATGGAACAACTAACCATAATCCTCCATACTCCTTGTCCAATGATACACCGGCATACCACTCTTCTTCTAATTCTTTTCCAAAACCCGCAATATTGCTGTTTGATAAATCACGTTTCATTTCCACAACAATAGAACCCAGTTTCGAAAAGAAATCCAAAGCATTGCCTTTTGTGGCAATGGTCGTGAAATCCTTGTTTAAATTGGAATGAAAAATAGGGGCTTTTGTAGTTGCTCCGATGTCAATAAGGAATTGTTTTGGGTCTTTAATTTCTCCTTCGATGTCGATGTTTTTAGCTTTGTGCGTTTCGTTTTTAATCGCATCCTTAACACCTTGTGGTGTCATGATATTTTTCTTTTTTGGCGGCGGCGGGGGAACAGGCGGCAGCGGTTGAGGCGGTGCCACGGATGTCGGAACCGGAGGAGTTCCTGATTCTACCGCATCTACACCATTTTTGGTTATTTCTATTTCCTTATAATTAGACTGTTCAATTTTCTTTTTTGCTTCTGTTTTGTCTTTTTCGGATATTTCATTCTGTTTCAATCCGAGAGATTTGCGTGTCTGTTCCCTGTATTCAGACATTGCCTTTTCAAATTCATCGCCAGTTTTTGTCAGCAATGCTTCCCAATCAAACATCGGAAGGCTCACAACATCTTTAAAATTTTCAAGCAATTCCTCAGCTTCGTTCCCTCTTGCAATTCTCAATAAGTATGCAGTTAAACCTTCAATATCCGCACTAATCGATGACCTCCAGCTTTCTCGGGTATTGTTAAATGGATAATAATTATGGTCTGTCTTTACCTTTGAAAACACGTTAATTGTTATATCATAAGGGATCATATTGTTATTTGAATCTGTAAAAGCATGGTGAAATTGATAAATCCCAGAAGATAGAACTTGGTGAACCGGATTGGATTTACGTTCTTCACCGTAATATACATCCATCCAACCCCAATCCGGACAATTTACTTTATAACGAAATGGAGGGAATGCTGTGTTATCTGTTTTTTCACCAATATCTAATGCGATCTTTTCATATTTTCCAGCCAAAACATCATAATGCTCTACATTAACATTTATCGGGCCAAGCAATGGCCTCGTCATAATGCTACTATTCCACACACCTGAATCATAAGAGGGAAAACTTATATATACATACTTGCCATCGATCATAAAGCTCTCCGGAATCCACAATTTTACTGAAGTTCCGTGTTCGCTTTTCTCAGAAGTTTGTTTTTCTACTTTGAATGGTTTTCCATCCTTGTCACCACTCTTTATGAGTTCGATTGCCGTTACTTCACATACTCTTTTTTCTGTTTCTCCTGCTTGCGTAGTTTCGACTCTTATTTTTTCAGCAGAAGTGAATAGAGCCATCTTTGCAAGCCCCAAGCCACCGCTTGCCAATTCCGGAGGAACATCCTTTTGCGAACCGCCAATTGTAAAAAATGCTTCACGTAATGTTTTTGCCGACATTCCCATGCCGTCATCTATAAATTCAACAGTACGCTCCATATCATCTATTCTTATTGTTAAATTTCCGGCTTTGTACACTCCTTTATAAACAGCTTCCTTGATTGTATCGAAACTATTTTGAAGCATTTCTTTCAGCAATACCTTGCCAAGACTTGAACCATATTGCTGTCTGCCCAATATCAGAATAAGTTTTGTATTATCTGATTCAAGTTTCATGTTATATCCACTGCTATCTTCTGTTATATCTTCTTCCTTTTTCTTCCTTCCTCTCCTTTTCTTTTCTTTTTCCAGTTCACCTTCAACTGCCGCAAAATACTCTGCCGCACCGTCATCATGAAACACGATTGATGCAGGGCAATCGGTAAAACCCTTTGCAGGCATATGACTAAAATGCACTCTAACCAATGGCCCGTTTACGGAGACAACCGTTCCTCTTTGTCCAGAAACGACAACCTTGTCACCCTGAACAAATAACTTCGCACTTTTCTCAAGACCTCCAAGCCCTTCTTCTTTTGAGTTTTCAATTATTTGTTTATCTTCTTTTTCAAGTTCTGCCTTTTTATCAAGTACATCTCTCCCTTGTTTCTCAATATCAACAATCGCTTGCGGAGCATCTTTTACGGCTTCCTCTACAACCGATGCTATTTCTTTTTGCTTTTCAATTTCTTCAGGATTGAAGGATACTGCTTTAAAACTTTTTGCTTCTTCATCTTGCCAATCCGGTTTCCTTGGAATCCGCATTAAATTCATTATGTCTTTATTTGTAGCGGCTAATTCCAACAATGTTTGCTTTGATTTAGTATCGAAACTTAAATATCCTCCAAACTCTACTGCCCACGCATTTAAATCCTCACTTTTAATTATCTTCTCAATGTTATATTTTTCTGCTATTTCATTTTTATCGTCAATTTCAGCACCATCTATTCTATTGAGATGCCACATCGCATCTATCTTTTTATATTCCCACCATGTTATCGGAATTCTCGTAATCCCGGGGTCTCTAAACACTGTAACAATAGAGCCATCAGGCAATGCGCTCAGAGCATTTTGCATGTCCATATCTGTTGGCGGGTGCCGATCTTCATCAATATAATGAGACTCAAAGTACGGCACAGGAACTTCTAATTCCGCAACTTCGAAGTTTTCTAAAAATTCTTGCAGTAAATTATTTTTTTCTAAATAATCAAACAGATCATTCCTACTTATGTATTTACCATTTACGTTCCAATAATCTCCGTCATGAGTATATTCTTTTCCACCCGCTTCAGATTTTGTACCGGGCAACTCATGTGCAAGCACTAATCTCAAAAATTCTGATTCGTTTTTCGGTAATGCCACTTTTAAAATCGGGGGCTTATCAGCTTCGATTGCGGCTTGCTCTTCTGCCCATATTGTTTCAGCTTTTTCTGCTTCATCCTCGTACCCGATTTCAGCCGGTTTGATGTTCCTTGCCTGTCCTGAAATCAATGCTTCTACCAGATCATCTGCCGTCCACTGCCCACCTTTCGGATTCGGGAATGTTTCATGCAAATCCTGAACAAACTCATCGAGATTAAGCTTCCCCTCAATCCTTACAACTTTACCAAGGTCTGCTTGTTCCTTTACGGTCATCTTCCCGGTAGTCACCCATCCCTTTCCTTTTACAAACCGCTGACTACCCATTTTGCTTGCAAGGTCTCCGGTTGCTTTTAAATGACCAAGGGACTGTATGTAGCTCACAAGGTTTTGCGGCCCTTTCATTTTTCCGGCTGTCGGAGCTTTCGCTTGCGGCAATGTAAGCGTTTTCTCTATTTCATCACGGTTCCCGAACAGTTTTCCGTAATCTTTGGAAACAGTCATTCCCTTTTCATGTTTCCATACCTTCTTCAGTTTCGTCCATGTTCCAGCGTGTTTCCCTTCGGCAATTGTGAACGTGGTTCCCGGTGCGGCACTTTCCAGTTTGGTATTAAAATCTTTCTTGCTTTGCGTTTGTTCACGCAGAACCTTTGATGCCGCTTCAAGATTCGGTTTAACCGGAGTTACCGGAGTTACTGGAGCTTCAATTGCTTTCGGTTCTGAAGAGACTGGTTTCTCTATGGATTTTTCAAATTCTTGCCTTCTCTTTGTCGCTTCTTCAGCAGATACGACAGGAGAAGTAACCGGAGGAATTGTTGCTTTCGTTGTTGGCTTTACGTATTTTCCGGCAATTGAGGACTTCAAAAGAGTGTCCATTGTAACCTGATCGTTTCCGATCTGCCCGATCACGGTCTTTACCCTTGCCTTTGCTTCCTCTGCACCGAAACGGAATTGCTTGCTCTTTAAAACTGTTACAACTGAATCAATAACATCGTTATCTCTCAGATTTACGGCATTTTCTACCTTTGCCGGTTCAACCGGAGCTTCTGCCTTTGCCGGTGCTTCCTTTACTGGTGATTCTACTGGTTTTTCTGGAAGTCTTGGCAGAAAATTACCATTTTTATCGACATATCCCGTCTGCACATCTTTTGCCCCTCGAACACCGGGGATATTGTCCATGATAGGGCCGTGCAAACCTTTCTTCGTTTCTGCCGGTGTAGGTTTTGCTCCGTAAGTGTAAATTTTTCCATCAACCATTACAGCGGGGTTGTATTCATACCCGCTTTCAGCAACATCCTTTGCGGCTTTTTCCTTTGTTCCTCGTTTTGGATTGGCAAGTCTTTTTGCCGCTTCTTCCTTTCTTGTCTCAAATCTTTTCTTTTCAATTGGGGTTAATCCACCGGCATATTCCTCCGGCGTTACATTCTTCCTTCCAACACCCAATCCTTCACCGGGAACAGCCTTTTTAACTTGCGGTTTACCCTCAACCTCACCCTGCTGTAACTGCCCAGTTCTTTCAGTAAGAAGCGGGGGAACGCCCTCTCTTCCCTCAGCCAACCTCTTAAACACCTCATCTACCGTCCTCGGTGCTCCAGAAGGAGCAGTAGGGGCCATGCCAACCCCGCCCAGATTCTCACCACCGCCTCCACCGGCCGGGGGAGGGGTAGAGGGAGGGGGCGTAGTAGGAGGAATTTCCGTGGGGGTAAAACCCTTTGGAGTGATTCCAAATGTCGATTTATAATCTTTTGTCTCCAATGCTTCCGGCACATCCATGATGCCGCCGAAATCAAGGTTCAGTTTCTTTATATCTTCATCAAGTTTCTGGGTAGTGGGATCGGATTTCGCACGTGCTTTTTCCCATGTTTTTTGAGCAACATTAACTCCCATACTCTGGGCAAAACCGGCAAGCATACCCATCGCACCGGCTTCAAGAGCTCCCTCTGAGATCGGTTTACCCTGTGCGATGTTCTGGGCCATCTGCTCCTGAATGGACTGCGGAAGCTCTTCGAAAATACCTTCCTGAATCGCACCACCGATCAGACGCTTGAATATTCCAAGTTCCTTATCAGCAACAAAACCTTTTCTGCCCGCCGCCGCTAATGTATCGAAATCAGTGATGCCCATTCGTGCCGCAAGCCTACCGCCAGCGACACCGATCAATCCAGTTAACGCACCGGAAAACCCCATCGTTAAAGCCTGTGTTGCGGTTACTTCTCCTTCAGGTGCTTCCCCTCTCACTTGCGATAGGTTCTGGCCCGCTGTCACGGCACCTTCAGCAATACCGCCGATAGTGGCCCACCTTTTCAGTATGTCTTTTTCACCTTGAGAAAGTATATCCTTTGCTCTCTTTGCCCCTTCCTCGAAGAATTTCGCCGCTTCCTTCGGGTTTCCAAGTAACGCCTGTCGGATTCCCTCTTTTACCCCTGCGGTTTTTGCCGCCAACGCTTCAGTTTCAGCCGCCTTTCCAATAAGCTCAGGTGCCCATTTTGTCAATCCGGCAATCGCCCCGCCAAGCCTTGCACCGGCAATCATCGGCGGCATGGATTGAGCAACAGTCTGTACGATTGCGGATGGATTCGTTAATGCGGTAAACGTGGTGTCAATGAATCCTTTTGCTTCGCTTACCTTCCTCTGGGCTTCTCTTGTTTCATCAGAAAGCAACTTATTAAAGTATTCGTTCTGCGACTTGAAATCCCCAAGTCCAAGGGCAGTTGTCGCTTTCTCGTATGCTTTTCCAAACCCTACTTGCCCTAAAGTGGCAACATCCAATAGTCCGGTTGCGGCTTCTGGAATCCCAACCAACGCACCCCTTGTCAAACCAACCAAAGGATCAGCAAAAACACGCCGTCCAATGTTGGACGGCATTTCTTTTGACGTAACGCCTAAACCGAAGCTTTTCGGCTTTTCTTGCTGTGCCCAGAAATTACGCACCCCTGCTCCATCATCCATTGGAAGTTCCGCTTGCGAAACAGGAGAAGGCGGTTGTGGTTCCACTTTTTCGGCAGAAAGAGGAACAGGCATATTTTCCGGTTCTTTTTTTCCGAACAGACCGAAGCTCTTTTTGCCTTCTATCCTGTCCCAGAATCCTCTAACCCCAGAACCGTCATCCATAGGAAGGTTATTTTGATCCATCCCTTACTCCTTACTTGAAAGTCCTCATCATGTAATCTTGCTCAAAAAATTCACGGTTAGGAGCTTTTCCCTGCTTTGCCATGTCTTGTGCGTAGGCATTCCATTTTATAGTGTAATCCTTATTCATCGCATTAGCCCTATCTCTATATTTTTCAGGAATGTACCCAGACCTCTGTGAAAGAATGAACAGCCCTTTGTCCATGTTATCCTCTCCGTAAGTTTTCATCAGGTTATCGAATTCGTTATCCATCCTGACACGCCTATTTTCATCAGCAATATCTTTTCTTTGTGCCATGTTTTCAGCACGATATGCTTGCGTAAATTCACGATTCGCCTTGTTTGCGTCCAAACTCGCCTCCGCAGTTATCTCATGTCCCTTCAAACCCAATTGGGCATTCCGCAAACTAACAATGTTGTTTAAGACGCTCTCTTTCAATCCACCTGTTTTTATGACACCACCGCCCATGTCCTGTGTTTGTAGATTTCTGGGATCGTTCATGAGCGAATCCACAAGGGAATCTATTTTCGAATTCAGATCGCCGCCCACGTTCCCTATCCCCTGCCCTAAAATTTTTGTATTTCCCTCTGCATCTTTCGATGTCTTGCTGAACATTCCATATTTTGACTCCCATCCTTCTGATTTAGGAGCAAAATCAGGCATGGACTGTACTTTTTTAGTAAGCTCATCCGCTGATTTTGCGGTATCAGGGCTTACCCTGTTTCTTGCATCAGCAATAAATTTATTCGTATCGCTAACAACTTTTCTATCTGCCGCCGTCCAATTCGCTTCAGGGGTAGGAACTCCCGGTGCCGGTATTCCAGTTGATCCCATTGGAGTGCCTACACCAAACCGTGCCCTTTCATCGGCTTCAGCCCTTGCTGTTACAGCCCTAATATCTTCTCCCGGCTTTGGAGCATTTGTTTCCGTATTGAAAAACTCATATCTTGCCTTGTCATCCCTTCCTGCAACAGTTTCGGATGCCAATTCTTTTTGTTCTTTCTGAAAATCCTCATATGCTCCCATTATCCACCCCCTTATGCCTCTTTCAGACTCATTGTTTCTCCGTAAGAAATAGATGCCGCAGTATGAAGTGCCGCCATTGCACCCGCCGCCATGGAACTTGTGGCATTCGCAATAGCCACACCACGTTGTATCAATCCCGCAGTTGCTCCCTGCATACTTCTCGAAACAACCTCTGACGCCGCTACATACGACTTATTTTGTTCAATAGCGGCATGAATCTGTGAAGCACTCGCATCTTTAACCATTGAAGCTAATGCAATGGCATGATCTCCAGATGCTTTCCATGCAGAAACGCCAGCATTATAATAAGCTGATAAGGCATTTATGAGATTTGCCTGTCCTCTACAATGTTCAGCATTAGCTTCCATTTTTGCTTTTTCCGCAAGCATCTCCGCTTCATATCCTTTTACTCTTGCAGCATATGCTTCATATGTTGCAACGTACCCTTTAACTTGTTCCGCATACGCCTGAATCTTGACTTCCTCAATTTTTGCTTTTGCCATCGCACCTTGACATTTTGCAGAGAACACATCGGCACGAATTTTATTGCCTTCAAGTATTCCAGTGTACCGTTTAACCTCTGCTTCTATTTCTGCCATATACATTTTGGTTTCTGCTTCATTTAATGTGATTACCGCAATCGCTCCTTCGATCTGTGCTTTATAAAGTTCCACTTTTGCCATCTGTGCCTTTAACAAGATTTCATATATCTGAACCTCTGCCTTATAGGTTTCAACCATGTCATTGTGTGCTTTGATTTGAAGCTCAATATATTCATTGGAAAACTTTGCGTAATCTTCCTGACATCGCAAGTAAAGCTCTTCATATTTATACAATTGCTCAAACAAGGTTGCGATAAGATTGATCCCTATCTCCATGCTCTTGAATATGTTCGTTTGTTCCAACTCTGCCTGTTTGATCGATATTTCACGGCTTCTATCAAGAAGTTTATCCATGTACTCTTTTTGAAGAACAGACAACGTATCCGCAAGCATACCATCCGGTAAAACAAATCCTTTCTTTGCCCATGCTTGTGTCGCCTTATCGATACTGTCTTGCAACTGTAATTCGTTGCGTTCCAGATCACGTTTCCAAATCGCCTCCTCAACTGCGGCAGTAAGACCTGTACCGCCATAAAGTATATTATTTTTAAGCCTGTTTCGGATGATCGGAACAAGTTCATCTTCAGAAGAAATATCATCAAGCAAAAAGGAATGATGTATTGGGGTAATTACAATTGGGTCAGGTTTAGTTGCTGTAAAAGAACCCCAATCAATCACCGGAAGCGATGGGAATACAACAGAACGCCTTGTGGGTTTTGACGGTGGCGAAAAAGATGCGGGATTCTCCGTTGGGTCCGTTGGAATGCCGATACTCCCAATATTCGGTATTTTGGGGGGGCTACCACCGGGGGCTGTTGGTGGTGAAGGATTGTTCTGAGAATATGGCCCCGGTAACAAGGTAAAACCCGGAGCTTCCGGCATTGGCGGAAGCTCTGGGGTTTTAAAATCTATGGTTCCAACAGGACTTTGGTAAACTCCAGTTACATAACCCCACGGCAACGATCCCAATGATGTTACGGCACTAGTAGCCGCCGCCATGGTTTGCTTTATCAAACTACTTATCTGTGTCATGTTGTTTCCTACTTCCTGTAATGCTGATCCTGCCATGACAGCCTCCTACTTAACATTCTTATCGTCTGTTATTGTGCCTCTATCGTAATATCCTTCAAATGGGGTTAAATACTCATGCAATACCGCTTCACTTTTTCCACTTGGGTCTATTTTGTATATTTCACCCCTTGTGTCAGGTATTCCAACAGGGAAATAATGGCCCAGCCAATACCAGAAATGCCCCTCCCTGCATCCTAAACCGTCAAATTGATAACAATGCTGTGGATCATCAATGGCGGCTTGCAATGGCAGGATTAAATCATCTTCATCTGAAGCAAAATCTACCGGACAAGACCTGAAATATTGCGGCATATCATAATCAATAATATACCGATTTGAATATTCATCGTAATGCAAAAAAACAGGAATGCCATAAAAATGTCCAAACTTTAGCCATGTATCTTCGTTATAAAATCTTTCAATCTCTACGAATTGATACTTTTTCATTTCTAAGCTTAAAGGCCAAGGAGTGCCTCCAGTCCACTCGAAATCTGTGTTATCGTCATATGTAACCCGTTCAATTTCAGTAAAATTCATATCGTATTTGATGATGGATGTTTTTACCGTCCTGTGGTCATACAAATAACGTGGATACCCAACCTTTTCAAAAGTTATAGGGTCAAGAGGATAAATATACCCAAGCTCCTCTGCTTCAACAATATCGCATTCCCAATGGAGTGCATGAATTTGGTTGTCACGTATTTCCATTGCCATGATGTGCTCCCAGTGCGTATCATTGCAATCCAAAGCGAGATACTTCCCAGTATAAACCAAGTTTTCATACAAGTAAAACACCTGAAGATGACTGCCATCGTGCTTTTGTGGATCGGCAAGATGTTTAAATATCCCGTTGTCAGTATCCCACACCGGAGACCATATCCACAAGATGTTATATGCCGGAGATTCGCTAAACGCGATTTCATGTACTCCTGAAGGGTAAATAAGCCCCGATATATACTGTCCAGACCATGAAAACTTATATTTTGCGTAAAGATACGGATGCTCCTTTACAACGTACAGGTAAACCCCTTCCTCACCTATGCTAACTTCAACGTACCCATCTTCGGAATCAATTCCCCAAGATTGAATATAATCCAAATTTGAAGTGAAAATATCTGTCAGCTTTGTCCATGGATTCCAGAAAAAAAACGCCGCCATACTTTTCTTCCATTTTGTATATACATAATCGAACTTGTCCGTTTTCAAAACTTCTACCGTCCCTCTGTTTGTTTCAGCCCAAATTCTTGACGGACTTGGTAAGTCGTTTGCTTTTACACAAAGATTTCCAACAACATCCAGTAATGGAACGGCACTATCCGGCCCTCTGAAGCATTTATATCTTGTCGGTACTGTCACCGTGCCGCTCCAGCCTTGTCCATCATGATTTTCATCGCATCAAGTGTTATGTCGCTTCCATCCGTGTTCCGCACATCTATCGCAACATACTTGCTTCTGATTCCTTTGCCAAATTTCAGCCTCAGCCCCGTTTCATCCTCATACACTTCATCCAACTCGTACTCGTATTCCGTACCGTCTGGAAGCACTACCGTAATCATCAAATCTCCATTGGATTTGTACGACATCCAGACCTGTTTGAGCTTCTTTTTCTGCTTTTGTTCAAGATCGATATATCCAGACCTGAAATTCCACTTGATGAAAGTGCCGTCATCTGTATCGCCTTCATCCAGATCGTATATCGCTGTGCCATTTGCACCGAAATGTTTGTTATTGAACCGACACATCGAATTGAATCCATAATTAGAATACTGCGTAAGACCGAATGCACGAATGTTTAAAACAAGGTTTATATAGGAAGTCGGGGAAAATTCCAGAATCAATTGGAGCATGGGAATGCTAACGCCCATTGTTCCACTGATTGAGCTTAACCCCGTAAATAACGCACGCAAAGCCGGTTTTGTGATTCCGGAAGTGCCTACCGCCGCTCCGTATAAATCCTCCGTTGAAATGCGAGGATTCGGAAGGTAAAGATTGATTGTGCCTATTTCGGAAATGATCCCTGCCCAATCTATTTCCTTTGAAAGAATGACATCTATCGTTCCTGTCGGATTATAGATGCCGTCCCATTCCGGTACTCTGGAAGGAAGCGACACATAAAACGCACCAATCTCATTTATGCGTCCTGTTAAAAGTGCCTCACGATTTGGAAGCGTAATAAACCAAGAACCGGCAATTCCAACAATTCCGGTTGCGTCTATTTGCAACGGAGCTTTTTCCAGCGGTCCGTCACTTGTCTGACCGAATATCTCTACCAGACCTGTTATCTCAATGTCGAGTTCAGGTTTTACAATATCCATACGATGCGGATAATTTTCTGATCCGGCATCACCAACATAATATAACGAAGCATTAAACCTTGGTAAAAATGAGAACGTCCCCGTCATGTCACCGGGATCGCCAATAAACAAAACGCCAAACATTCTCGGCATAACAAAAATGCCAGACAACTGCGTAAAAGTTTCCGGAGGGGCAAATTCATCCCAATACAAAGCGTAATTCAAAACACGCAATTCTGAGATGCTTGTTACACTATAAGGATAATCCTCAGCATAATAAGCTTGCTGTCCATTTATTTGAAATTCTGAAGTGATTGTATCCCAATCGGATATTGATCCTATGCTTGTAGCAACATAATCTCCATTCACAAAAAGTCGGACTTCATTCCCGCTTCTAACAACTGCAATGTGTATCGGATCGGGATCGGTATTATTTTTCTCGAAATTTGTGTATGAGCTTGCCCAATCCATGCTCAACGGATAATAAACATCCGCAATATAGGAATTGCTACTATCATCCCATATACGGAATCTGATTTCCGCTGTCATGTCATCATGAGTTATGTATTCAAGTGCCCACCAATTTTTCGATAAGTCTGAAGCAGAATCCACCATTGAATCTTCAAACTGCCCAATGATGTTGTACCGAAGGTCTGGCTCACCACCCCACATTTGATAAATCGAATTTACATAGTAATGAACCTCAATGGTAAAATCACCCTTGCTGATGTCCATGACATCTGATTGGCTAACCAGCAATCCTGAGTTTTGATTTCCTGTTTGTTTTGCAGTAGTGAAACCAGATGTCCCACCACCAGAATATGTTTTTTCAGAAGGAGTGAAATTTCCGGTGTAAACGGAATCGCCCTTTGTTATGCAGAATTCATCTACATATCGTAAGTACGCCACTTAAAAAACCTCCCGTTTTGTCACATAAAATTTCCAATCATCGGGCTGACTACAAGATATCGCATCAGGCATTGTTACCGCAGTTTCAGATGCCACCGCAATGCCATCCAAATACAATGTGATCGTTCCACCATATCTTGATACAGCAACGTGATGCCATGCTCCGTGGGTAATTGCCTGAATCACACTATCATCGTAAGTCACCCACAGCGAATCTCCACCATCATTCCATACGACTTCAAATCTTATCCCTATCGTATGATATGGGCGAGTTTGTAGCCTGTAACCATATGATGACGTATCGCCCCATTGAAAAACAAAACATTTGCTTGTATCAACATGGTAAACCCACGTTTCTATGCAGAAGTCTCCATCAGCAAAATAGAAATCTGTGGAATACTCAGCCGAGATATATTTCTCATTTGGAGTATACAAAGACGATACTCCGTATTTTGCTTGAGTTGTGCTTACATAAGCCGTGTTGTCTCCGCCTTCCCTTGTCCAAGTTCTTCCCGCTTCATCAACAATATCGACATTGGATGATCCACCCGTACCATTGTCAAATTTCAGCAATGTCTTAATATTAGATGCCCCTTGGACAAGATACTGCCCATAGATGGCTTTCCACCTCAATCCGCTAACAATTGCCCCAACACCCGGATTCCACCCAGAGTATCCTCCTCCACCACCTGATGGAGAATGACCACCAAATCAGTACGTGAAACCTTTGTCGTTTTTGAGAAACCATGCCATATTTGACATGGAAACCCCTTGACCACCTTGCTGTGAGTATGAGTATCCTCCTCCACCACCTGTCGGACTTCCAGAGACAAGGTTCCCTATCATTTTTGAAATAATAACGATTTCTACATTCATGGTTTACCCCATGTAAACATCTGCGGATGTCAAAGTGACTGTTTCCCCGTTTGTTGCAAAAATCGCCTGATTGATTGTCCAGACATTTCCTAACCCAGTCCCTACATTTCCATCGATACGGCAAGTACCATTGTCATTTATGCACTCAAGCCTTGCCCATCCCGCTGTCCCGGCAGTTCTCGACGTTGACGAATACCCTCCCGCAGTTGCAAAAGCACACGTTCCGGTTAGAGCAGTGCCCCACCCTATTCCTTCAATCACCGCAAGTATCGTCCCGAACGTACCGGAAAGGGTTCCGCAATCACCTTCGTCCGCACTTGCCGGTTGCGTGTTCGTATAGATATACAGTACCGCAGTTCCACCAGTTCCCGTTGTACCGGCAAAATTTGTAACTATCCCTGCCGTGCAAAGATAGTCCTTCAGGCTTGTGCTCATTCTAAAAGCCATGACGCACCTCCGTTATTCTTCCGGCTGAGTCACGTTTGCCGCAGTAATTGTGAGCGTAGCACCCGTTGTCAGGCTCGTATGTGAAAGGTTCAGGTCAGCACCGGATACTCCAACAGACAAGTCAAATCTGATCGCCGTACCGCTTGTTCCGGTTTGGCCGCCCGTTCCTGAAGAAGCATAGTATCTTGCCCATCCGGCAACTCCGTCCGCAAGCACAACACCCTGCCACGCAACCCCGCCGATTGGAAGAACCCCCGTACCGGCTGTCCCAAACTTGCAACCGTCATCAACTCCGGCTCCGCACGTGGAACTGATCCGTACCAGTTTCGTGCCGGTTTCCACGTAATCCGGATGTGTCGGCTGTGCTCCGGTGTAAATATCCAGCCACCCGTTGTCCATAAGCTCCTTAAAACCCCAAGTCCCAAGAAGCCCCGTCCTTAACCCTGTCGAAAGTCTGAATGCCATTTTCCCGTCCTCCTAATACATTGAATTGATGTAGTGTCTCTGATTGTTTATCTCCCTGATATACGCCGCCCCTCTCCTCCTTATTCCCGCAGTACCGGCTGTGCCATAATCATACCTTGATTCAGTAAGGCTTATGACCTTCCCCTTGCTATCACCCAAGCAGATGCCATCCCTTGATGTCCATATGGCAACCACGCCCTGCATTCCCTCTTCGCTGACATACTGTCCGGCAACATTCACATCAGTATTCGGCAATGCTTGAGAAGGATACGCTTCCGACAATTCAAAATCTTCGTTTGACGGGCCGGACATGAACCATATGCGATCATCGGAAATGTAGATTCCATCGCTAACCGGCCTCACCATCGTTATCCGGTTATTGAATCTGCGGTATCCCTTCCTGATATCGTAATAATCGCACAGCGGATCAGAGATATACAACGTATCGTCCCTTGCCACGAACAAACTTGAATTGTAAACAGCAAGCAACTGACCGGCAGGGATGTCTTTCTTGAACGCCATACTCGGATCAACAACACCGTTGTTCGTTGAATTCCTTACAAACCCGATCTCGAATTCATTCGAGTAGTAGATTTTGTCGTTGAAGTCCGCATATGACATTCTCGCATTCGGTGTCAGGCCGGTTCTCAAAGTAATTGACGAATAGCTTGAATTCAGTTGCATCAACGAAGTCCCATCCACATATAAGCAGACCTCATTGTTCGACCACATGGAGTGTATCTGTGATCCAGACGCAACCCTTGTATATCCAGACCTCGATTTCAACTGGTGAGTATCATCGATCTCAACATTGTCCGCTTGCCATAACGGAACAAGATATATCCCTTTATGGTAAATCGGTTGCGGAATCAGCCTGTGCTTGTCCCGTACATTGTCAAGACCGGAAAACCGATCCAAACTTTGCTCGAATTGCCCTTGCATTTTCCCTACCTATTAATAAGGCTTTACCTTCTTTTCTTCAGGAGGAGGAGGAGCAGGCGGTGGTTCTGCTTTTTTCCTCTCTTCAACCTCTTTTGCGACTTTTGCCTGCAAATAAAGCTTCGTCAACGGCCCCATGGTTTCCGTTTCCACTTCCGGTTTTCCAAGCCCAAATCCCTTTGCCATTTTTCAATCCTCCTTATTTTCTCTTCTTCCCCAACCCGTATCCCTTCCGCTTGCGGTTAGGCAGATTTTTTTCCGATGTTGCCGCAAAGTCATGCAACTGGTCTTTTGACATTGACAGCACCCCACTGTTCTTCTCCGAGATCATTTCCGGATGGTGTTCTGCCATCGCCATCAATCTCCGCTGTTTTTTGGATTTCGCAGGCATACCCGTAATCCTTTCTCAACCGATTTATTGCTTCAATTACCATTCCTTCTGTTATCGCTCTCGTACACTCGTAATTCTTGTTTCGTGGACACCATTCCCAACCCCGATTGATTGGAAGGGACGGATCGTTGAAACACCCCGGTCTGCACACATCGCTCGAAACCCTGTACGGATTCGGGAAATCGTTCCACGGTTCACTCACTCCCGTAATCATCACCGCAGGGACACCAAGCGAATAAGCAATCCATGCGGGGCCATGGTTCAAGCCAAGATAAAATTCACATCCGGCAATATCTGCAATTGTATGCTCAATTGGCTGTCCGTTATGTTGAACCACGTTTTTAAGCAAAGTACCTTCAGGGCTTATAGAAATGCAATCGTATCCAAGATCAACAAGGTAATCGATAATATTCTGCCACGCCCCATCACGGTTCCAGAATTTGTTCTGCATGGTCGAGTATTCCGAAAAGCAAACGTATGGCTTTTTGGGTTTCCCGTTCCCTTCACGGTGCGGAGTAAATTTCAGCTTTGCCTTTATCGGCGTGTAATCGATCCCAAGGATGTCCGCAGACACTTTCTGGAGTATCGTTGTTCTCCAGTTTTCGACATTCAATTCCAACTGATTGTCAAAACACCCCACATTGAAACTTGCGTAAATGTTTTCCACCCCAGAACCCGGCTTCACGTATTCAATTTCAGGGTAATCCAGAATGTCAATCCACCAACTCGAACAGATCAAGTGGCAATCCCACTTTTTACGGAATTCTTCTACATAGGGCATCCACGCCAAAGTGTCACCCAAAGCCTTTGACCCCATGCACACAAGAACCCTTTTCCCTCTGGGATCAAAGGAATGCTCAAATTTGACTTCCCCGTTCAGCTTCGCCTTGACAGTCCACGGCTGATAATATTTTATATTCGGACGGCTCCACATTCCCGCTTTCTGCTTCAACGTGTACAAAAGCGGATTGGTTGGAGTTGACCACTCCACATCGTATTCGTTTACACTTCCCCCGACAATCTGAAGGAACGGCCCTTCTACGAAATGGCAGATAAAGTCATCGTCTTTCCAAACCGTTCTGTCCACGTTATCCCACCTGTTTGTTGTCTCAATATTCACCCAATCGACAATGTTATCGAAATCCGGCATTGTATCGGTGAAGTAACGGTAAAGCCATCGTTCCGCAACAAACTTCTCATTCGGGTACAGGTCTGCATACTGCTTCCATGATTTCAGCCTTGGTATCAGCTTGTCATATAGTTCCGTTTTACCGGCCATGATACCGCCGCCAACGCCGTTTTTAACTCCTTCATACGGGATGCAAACCAAGTCTTTATCAGAGGACGAAACAAGGGATAACCACGTTTCCATATCGACCTCAATGTCTGCCCCCATCTGGTATACCCACTCGAACCTTCCTCGGCAGAAATCGATGGCATTCCGGAAGTTGTTTATTGCGGCGACACCCTGATATTCGACATTGGCTCGTTTTGTTTCCCTTGTTCCGTCCGGTCTGATTCTCCAATAATAGGGTTTGTCATCACCAGACATGATATCTTCACGGTCATAAATGTAGTATTCTGCCTTTTTAATCACCTCATCCGGCAGGGCATAATGAGAAGTTATAATCACCGGAAACCCGTAACTATGGATTTGCTCAACCGTTTCAACAAGCGTTTGCATCTTTTCTTTTGAACTGGGCCAGCAATCCACCACGAAAACTCCTTCTTTCTTGTTTTCGATCTTGTATTCCTGTGGCTTGTACCGCTGTGACAGACTTTCAAGAATCACCATAGCCTTGTCTGCGGCCTTGTCCCATGAGAAGTCCCGCCTTATCCGTTCAGATGATTCAAGGGCTCTTTTCTTGTAACCGTAATAATCGCTGTAAACAGCCCTCATTTGCTCCACCAGATGATCGAAATCAGGCTCTCCCCAGTACCCCGGCACATCCCAGTTTCCGTAAATCCCATAGGGCTTAATCAGTTTAGGCACACGTACTTTAATCGCATCAAAAGCGTACTCGGTTGAACCTCCAAAATCTGCCACGATTGTCGGTACTCCACACGCCATTGCCTCGATGATCGGCAAACCCCATCCCTCGGAACGTGAACAGCTAACAAAGCACCCCGCCCTCTGTAACCTCCTGATATAGTCCTCTCTTTCCTCGAAATGCACAACGATGATTCTTTTGTCTTTGATGCCACAGGCTTCCAACCTTTCTTCAGTGGATTTGTACTGATCCGATGGAAACAACGTATCCACAGACAATTCCAACCGCACGCTGTCGTTGTCTGGAAACGCTTTCAAAAAAGACTGTATGACTTCCAAAGTGGATTTTCTCGGTTGCCATTGCCCCACATGAACAAATGTAAATATTTCCCCGATTTCAACATCTACTGGCTTGTAAACATCTGGATCAACGCCTTCCGGCACTACCTTTACAAACTCTTCCGGTATTCCCTGTGCAATTGAACAAGACCTCTGCCATTCAGAAGGAACCCAAAGCTGATCGTAATTTTTCAGCTTCTCCATGAAAGCCATTGGATATTCCGTTGACTCCCAGACGTTGTAAAGGATGGACGGAGACGGGTGAACTGCCGTGACATGGGAGGCAGATACCACATCAAGGAGGGATACGGTAGCAACACCCTCTCCGTCCTTAAACTTTCCAAGACGATCCAACAGTTTCGGGAAAAACCTCGAACCGTGAATCCCGTACCCAGTTCTTTCGTTAAATGTCGCTACTACCTTAATCTCTTTAAACATGAATCCTCCTATCCCTCGTAGGGTATCCCTCTTGTAAGTGGCTTCGGGGGAGGGCCGGTGAGGGAGTCCGGCTTTCGGTTATAAGCCTATCCCCCGAAGCATAACCTATTCTGGTACCACTCTTGCCAAGGTTCTGTATCCTGATTGCGTTTTTACCCAATCGTTAATTTCTTCCGGCCTCGGGTGCGGTTCACTATCCAAAAACTTCGCACATTCAGGATCAACCAAAGCAATATGCTTGATTGTTTCGGAGCAGTAATCCAGTTTCTTGTTCTGGAGACTTGGAACCCCGATAGCCTGTCCGATAACCCCAAGGATGTCATACCTCGTTTTCCACGGCCCTTCTTTCATGCGGTTTTCAACCGATTGGAGTATCACCTTCCTCTGGACATCCGTCCAATTTTCGTTCCAAACGATTTTAATGGCGTGTTTAGAAAAATGCTCCACCGGGAATTTCTTGTACCACCACCATTGGCTTGCGAATTCATGAGGGCTTGTAAGCATCATGAAATGGTTATAATACTCGTTTGTCCGCAACGAAATCAGCATCCCAAAAAGAGAAGTAAACCCGTTGCAAAAACATATTGCCGGTAACTTCTCCTGTGGAATGTTGTGGACTTCCTTTATCGTGATAATGTCTTCACTCACAGCCTTGCCGACTTTCACAGTCACCATGCAATTCCCTCCATATTGCTTCCATATCTTTTAACGGCGGTTTCCACTGGTTTATTCTCCTCATCCTCATCCATTCTGCCCCCTCCTTCATGGTTTTGAGTTTGGAAAATTCTGCGTAAAACTCTTTCTCCAGTTTCTTGTTTCGGCACTTTGCCTGTCTTTCCCTATCCGATTTCCTTCTTTCCTCTAACGACTTCACCTTAACATCACCCCCGTTGGCTTCGGGGGAATGCAACGTCCAGTCAGTACATTCAACCTGAAATTCGGAGCACAACATTTCCCGTCCGCTCTTTGCGTACAGCAAAATTCATTATCAGTAGCAAGTGTGAAACCATCTGGACAGCATTCATACTGATTTACGGTGTGCCATCCCGCCAGACAACAGGCATCTGTCTCATTCATGACATAACACGTTCCATCAGACTTGAGGAACGCCCCTTTTGGAATGCAGTTTGTGTTATCTGGAGATGGGATATAACCCTCTGGGCAACAAAACTTATCTTCTGCACTGGTAATGAATGAACCAGTAGGACAACAGGCATCGCAAGAAACCGACTCTTGTGCCGTTGTGCCGGGAGGGCATGGGGGCTTGTGACTGCAATCCAATGCGTATGCCTGTGCCGCTATCATCACAATGGCAAGTATGTGAAATACTCTACGCATACTATCTGACCTCGAATCGTGTCCCAACAGGCGGCCCCGGTACGATCCGTTTTAAAACGAAAGGGACGGAGGCACCGCAATCCCCCCATAAATTACAAGCCGCAATTGTTACTTCGGTTGTTCCTATCGGAGCACTCCGCACGTTATAAAGCAACGATCCATCTTGCTGTGCCGCAACCGTCTGATCCGTCAACCCGCCAAGAGTATATCCGATAACTCCCTCTTGAGGGTCTGTTACAATGTATGGATCAGCGGCAAAAACTGTACTTGCCAACAATACCAAAATCACTACGATAATCTTTTTCATACCATCCTCCTATGGCTCCATTCCCGTCTGCAGTTCGCTTACGGGCAGTTTGTTTACGGCTTCCTGAAAAGCCTTTTTCTGATCTTCTGTAAGGTTCTCGTAATGCTTCATCTTAATCGCAACTGTCAGCAGAATCCTTGCAATCAATGGGTTCATGGTCTTATAATCACTCGGGGATGTCATCGAACCTCTTTTTCAGAGCCGCGATTTGCTCTGGTGTGAGAGCGTGGTAGTTGTCCAACGCCTTGTCAATGAGCTTGTAAACACTGTTCGACCCAAGCAGACTAAACAGCAGTTTGAAGAATGTTGCCATCACTTCACCTCCGCTCCACCCTTGCCGTCCTTGAACACCATCCCGATGACGCCGATGATGGCAAGGCCGACGGCGATAATCTTCTCTCCCAACTCGGGGCTGATGGACAAGCCCGCCGCCGTTAGAAATGCGATGATGCCACGCCAAGTCGATGCTTCCTTAAGTCTGTCGATGATATACGCTACCATGTTATCCTCCTTATTTGGTTGGTTGTACTATGATAGGCTCCGGCTGCGGCACAATATGCACGCTCGGTTCCATGATGACCGGGTTGACAACTGTGGGGACGCTTGTCGCGTCGCTGATCCCCGTCGCTGGCCCTCCTGTTGCGCTTGTATTGCCGACTACCCGGAACTGCCCCGTTGCCCCTGCCCCTACCTCGTTGTGATAGTTGTAGGTCGTGCCGTTATTCATCTGCCCGAACTCATGGGCCAGCACTCCTACCCCTACCCACGGTGCAATGATGCCCGTTGCCGCCGTGAGAAAACGCCAGGCGGGTTCGGAATAGTCCCGTTGCTGGTACTGGACGATGCTCTTGTCCGCCACCTGCTGATAGACTTCGATTGCCCCTACGTTGTCCATCATCATTGCCTTGGTTGGATCACTTGGCACAATCCTTACCAATGGTTTAGCGGCCTGGTTCTTCTGAATAGAGGCGATCGCTTCGTAGTACGCAATCTCGGCCTGAATCTGCAACGCCGAGGGACCGCACCCAATCAGCGTCGCAAGGAGCAGCGTTACGCATCCGATGGTCAGTAGTCGTTTCATCATGTCCGCATATCCTCCTAATAAAATGGATGATAGGTGTGGTTTGAGAACAACCCCAATCCAACCATCACCAATCCCAACACCATGCAAAGCATTGCCAAAACCAACAAAACATCGTACCATTTCATAATTGCCACCATACGGGCTCAACCCATTTCTTCTTTCCTAAAAGGTGTCCTTCCCCTACGTCTCTTTTTTCCAATAGTGCCGTAAGCTTTTCCTTGTCCTTTGTTAAAATATCGTTTTGTTGCTGAAGATATTTAATCATATCTTTGTCATTTTTAATTTCCGATGGGTTCATGTCAATCTCCTTTCCCTCATAGCATTTCCCTACCCACACTCTTCCAAATTTGTCGATACAGCACCCCGCAACGCAGAACACCACAAAAAGAACGCAAACCAGAATCTTCATTCACCCCTCCGTTCCCGTTTTCTGCGTTCCTCTTTCCTACGCTCAATTGTTCCAACCTTGCAATAATCTGCTTTTACAAAGCAATGATCGCACATCCTCGCCTCAAACATTGCTTCGCACCTTTCCCTTCTTACTTGCTCCATCCTCATGATTTCCCTCCATAAGTGATTGAAAAATGATTGCCATCGACTTTCATATTGACAACTTCAAATTAAATGATTATATTCACTCCATAAAGGAGGTTATTATGAATACTTGTGAAGTGTGTGGTTCCAAAACAATCAACAAGAGATTTTGTTCTGCCACCTGTTACGGGAAATGGCAAACAGGGAAAAATTTTAATGAACAACGCAAATCTACCCCAGCAAGAAAGACCTGCTCTATATGTGGAGACACTCACTTCGGTAGAGGATACTGTCGCAAGCATTATCGGCATATAATTCGTGGCGAAAAGCCTCATAATCCCAAGCCATTGCAAAATAGATGTGAATATTGCGGAGAGCTTTTTTATGCTTATCATCGCACCAATCGTAAGAAGCCAAGATTCTGTTCTTCCTCTTGTTACGGAAAATATGTCCAGAAACCGTACATTATTAAAAAAGGATACAAAAAGGTTCTTCTTTATAATCATCCAAGGGCCGACAAAAAGGGATATGTATTTGAACATATTATCATTGCCGAAGCTACCATTGGACGCCCGCTTAAAGACGGAGAGAGATGCCATCACATAGACGGAAATCGTCTTAATAATCATCCTTCTAATATCCAAGTCTTTAACAGTCATAGCGATCACATAAAAAACGGGCATCCAACGCTTGTCCAAGACAATTTCAGGACTTCTCATTTGCGTCCTTGATACTCGATACTGAAGTGGCATCCGTCTGGAGCAGGGTTTCCTTTTTTGTCCCGAAATTCTCCTCCCCAGCGGTTATCGACATCAAGGCTTTTCCAGTACGCTCCCATTTCAGCATAAGCCTCAGTATTCTCTTGGTATTTTCCGTGCAAATATAAAGCGACATCATTGGCAAGGCCCAAATAATGAAGGCTGCCCCGCATGTGACGGAGGGGCTTCCCGTCTTTTGTTCGTTCGTATTGTTCATCAAAATCTCTCCCGTAAGCCACATCAACCCCCGGTTTCTGGTTGAAGTGTACTATTAAATCCGTTAAATGGCGAGTGAATCTCAGTCGTTTTTCAAGCAATTCCGTCATGCGTAAAACACCTTTTCTTCGATATGGTTTAACTTCTTTTCAAGAGTATCGTGTTTTTTGTCGATGTCATCATGTTTCTTTTCACAAGCCCTTATTCCCTGCTTTGCGTGCACCTCATCTTTTATTTCATCAAGCTTTTTACATATTCCCGCAGTTCTTTCTTTTGCGCCCTCTTGCCATTGAAGGATCGTCTTTTCCATGTTGGCTTGCCACGTTTCCAAGGACTTCTTTTTTTCAATTTCAAGCTCTGAATCCACCTTGGATTTTGCTTCAATTTTCAGTTTGATGTAATGGCCCAAAATATACAATCCGAGTGGCATCCCAAAACCAGTTACAAAAAGGTTCCACGTTATAATGGGTTCTTTTATTTCCTGTGCCGCTTGCTGTGCGGCCTGTGCTATCTGAACAAACATTTCATCACCCTATCCATGTATATGATCCACCGACAACGATGGTTGTGCCACCTGTGCCAGAAGTCCCTGCCGTTGTCGCACCTCCACCCAAATTCCAATTCAACGCTTGCGATATCCTTGTCACTGTTGGCGGTATAGCCGGTGTAGCGAATCCAATAAAAGTTTTATAAGCCACCAAACGCAACACTTCCGCAAACGCAGTTGAACACAATCCACTCTCTATCCCTTCCACATCGTAATAGTTAAACGCCATTATTCCCTCTATGATGGAACAGTCGTGTCAGTTATCCTAATTAAAGAATAGTTTTGGCCAATCGTATATGTTGGCGTAGCCCTCCACAAAATATCATGTATCGCATAAATTGTTGTTCCATCCGGAACTACATTCCAATCAGAAACTAATGTTAGAGTATCTGCCGTGTTTGATGCAATTTTCTTTGACATCCCATATGTCCCGCCTTTGTATGCGTACGTACCCGACATAATTGTAACAAATTTACCTACATGTTCGTTTACTGTCCACGACTTCCTTGAATCCTTTAAAGTGTTTGTGCCACCCTCAGTTGTCCTTCCCACTTCAGGAGCACTCCCATCATTATTTTCTACATAAAATTCATACCCATAATTGTAATTCCCATACATAAAGTTTGTCCCATAACATCCAAGTATTATTCCGGGGCTTGAAGCAGAATCAGTTGCAACCACAAATGGAGCAAAATGGAACTTCTTTGTGAAGTGCATCATGTTTGTATACACGGTTGGGTTTGCAATATTTCCCACTGCTAAATAACTGCTTCCGACAGTTGTGCCTGAGTCTCCATAAAATGATGTTTGAAACCACCGTTGAGCTACTGTGGGACCAATACCAATAATCCCAAATGTCGAACCGGGAGAACCAAGCACCGCCCCCGTACCGTAGTTTCTTGCTAAAGACGCAACTTTTATCGTATTTGTATCGACAATTTCAGTAATTTGCAGTAAATCACATCCGGTTGTTCCTCCGACTATCTGCACGTATTTTCCAACTCCAAACCCAACAGACGACTCGACTGTTATCGTTCCCGCTGTTCCGGCCGTGCCTTCGGCGTTTGTCAATCTTGTGTCAAACCGTATTGGCAAATGCCCAAAAAGAACACCATAACTTGTAATTTGTTGTGAATAGGATTCCGCATTTGAAAGCATAAACACCAAATCCTTGTCTCCGGCAAGGATGAACCCGGGATAGGAATCTCCAAACCCAATAATTCTCGAATTCGTTTGGGTGTTATATGCCCACATCTTTCTTGTTCCCGTATGAGTTGCCAAATTCCAATACTGATACGCCGTAAATTCTATATATGTGGATGTCCCTGCATCGATATGAATGTAACCATATGGCTCTTTCCCAGACTCGCCATTTGAGCGATATACTATCGTATCAGCATCAATTACATCGTATTCCTCCCACCCAATCTCACCCATGAAAGGCTGAATTGCGGCCCAGAAAGCCGCTCTGTCTGCGGCCCTGAATTCATATGCTTTATACGACATATCTCCCCCTATGTAAGAACCGGTGCAGTAGTGTCAGTTACTCGCAACTGCAAATAATTATACAAAGAATATCTTTGTGCTCTAAACAATTGATCGCAGATTTGGTACCTTGATGTTCCAAATGTTGTCCCCCATGTTCCATCTATTGACAGTGACGTTGCATCGTTTCCCGTTATTTTTGCACATTGACCAATGTTTGTTCCCGCTGTAATAAGCACCATTCTATTTAGGTGTTGATCCGCAGACCACGTTCTGCCTGTTTCAATCAATGTGTTTGCGCTTGATGTGGATGCGGTTGCGGAAGTGCCATATTCTCCTGAAGTGTTATAGATGCAAGCGTCCCAAGTTTGTGACACATTCCGAGCATATAGAAAGTATTTTAACAAAAACCCAACCATACAACCAGTTGTACCGGCTGAATCAGAAACAAAATATAACGGCCCCGGTGCCCCTTTTTTCGAAAAATGATGCTGAACCGTTGCCACAGCAGGAGCCATTAATGGATAAATACTGTAATATTGCGACTGAACAGCAGTTCCCAAATCTGATATATGTGTTGTCGGATACCATCTTTCTACCGCCACATATGGGTTCGCACATCCAAATGTTGATGCCGGAACACCTATAACCGCACCTGTCCCATAGTCCTTCGACATCTTCCTTACAATTACGGTAGAAGCATCGACCATCTCTATTATGTCAAGGTTCTCACATCCCTCTGTCCCGGCACCAAGTATCTGTATCTGCTTTCCTTCATACAGCCCAGAGGTTGATGCAACCGATATCGTTGCCGATGTCCCTGCTGTCCCATCCGCATACGTAACCCTATCGAACCTATTCGGGATATGTCCAAACCAAATGGACGAATTTGCGGTATTCGATTCTGCCGGATATATGATTGCAACAATGTCCTTGTCTCCGCAGAGCAAACATTCCATCGTATTATCAAAAGTGCCCAACCTTTGACTTGTGGTACCGCCCATCACCTGTTCTCTGTATCCTACATGAGCGGATAAATCCCAATACTGGAAAAAGCGATACGCAATATAAGTGGCTTCCTGTTGCATATAAACGTATCCATAATGCTCGTTTCCAGATTCCCCGTTTGATCTGTAAACTTTTATATTTGATGCAATGTCATCGTACAGCTCCCAACCAATGCTCTGCATGAACCCTTGGATGCAAAGCCACATTGAGGCAACTGTACCGCCATGCTTAAATGAGAATCCTCTGTAAGCCATTTTACAAACTCAGCCCTATTGAAAGCGTTGCCATGTTTATTCCCACACAGGAATCAACATTAAATCCAATGATGTCTCCCGCAGTTACCGCTACATCTGTCCATGTCGTCAAATTCGTATCGCTTGCGACATTAGTCCCTGTCAAAGTTGGTTTTTCACTCCCTGCAATTGTATCTGCAACAGTCGGTACGCTTCCGGCTTTTTTCCAAACATCGACAACCATTGTCCCCGCAGAACCGGCCACCATATACCAAGAATTTATTGTTGCACTAAAAGGCATTGCTACATATCCATGCACCCCGGCAGAAATAGACGTTCCCGCACCAAAAAATGTAATCCCAACTGCCGTAAGCCCAGTTGAACCAGATGTCCCACTCGTTCCAGACGATCCCGCACCACTTGAACCTGAAGTCCCAGAGCTACCGCTACTCCCAGACTCACCGGTTCCGCTTGTGCCAGAGCTACCGCTTGTCCCTGAAGTCCCAGATGAGCCGTCCTCGCCGGATGTCCCACTTGTCCCGCTACTCCCCTCCCCTGAAGTGCCGCTTGTCCCTGATGTGCCGGAGCTACCAGCTTCCCCCGTTCCGCTTGTGCCCGATGTTCCACTGCTTCCAGATTCACCAGTACCACTTGTACCAGAGGTGCCGGAAGTCCCAGAACTCCCTTCCGCACTTGTACCTGAAGTCCCTGAAGTGCCGCTCGTCCCGGTTCCTGAAGTTCCAGATGTGCCGGAGGTGCCTGATGTCCCGTCACTTGAAGTACCGCTTGTCCCGGAAGAGCCGGAAGTGCCATCACCTGAAGTGCCAGAGGTACCACTTGTGCCAGAAGTGCCGGACTCCCCTGTGCCAGAAGTCCCAGAAGTCCCAGAAGAGCCGGAAGTCCCGTGCGAACCGTCAGATGAAGTGCCAGATGTCCCTGAAGTGCCGTGTGAACCAGAGTTGGAAACAAGGCTACCCTCAGTCCTTAAATTTATCTCTTTTTCATCGGTAACTTGTACGGAAATTGCTTCCGCAGTTACTAAAATGACTTCTATTTCATCAGCCATCACGCAGTCCCGGCAGTACCAGTTGAATTCGTTACGTCATACTCAAGATCGACTTTACCCTTCATTACCGTGTAAACGGCATTTTGGTTCGTGCAAACCGCAATATCAAAATCATATTCGCCGGGATCAAGAGCGGACGTATCCGATGGAAGCAACGTAATGTACGCCACCCCGCTTGTTCCTCCGGTTGTGTCGGCAAATGTTGTTACGGTTTTCTGGAGTGAGGCTTGTGCGTCAGGAAGCTCCCAATTGGTTTTCATTGTGAAGAAAACCACCCAGTTCTTCAGGCAATAAGGGTTTCCATTCGCATCTTTAAAGGTAAGAGTGTAAGTCTTGGAGTCGCCCCTTGTCAGAACCAGTTTGCGTATATTCGCCATTACGCACCCCCTTATCTGACATGGAGAGAAGCAGTCACCAATGCCGTGCCACTGGTACCGATAGCAATGTTGATTTTCATGAACGGCATAACGGGCGGCGTTATCTCTACAATATCATTACCGCCTCCATCGCCTACCGTCCCGAATGTCCCATTTGTCGGGCTGATGTATGTTCCGTCATATACAGGACTCCCGGTAAACGACAGTTTTGCAGAACCGCAAGTTGCCACTCCACCGGCTTTGTCGATCTTGTAATAAACGGAAAAATCTCCGTTCTTCGAAATATCACGGAGATCAATTGGATCGGAGATTCCGGAGCTTCCGGCAACAACCGTCTGGGATTTAAACAAACTGATAGTCTTGATGCTTCGTTCCATGGCTTCGTCCTTTCAATCGGGGGGAGCAAGTCGTTCCGCTCCCCCCGCCTATGGATTACGCAGTACCCGCAGTACCCCAACTATCGATAACGCACCCAGAAGCCGGAGTTCCCTTTGCCGTTGACTTGCAAAAATACAGCGTCATAAGGCCCGTATTGATTGCGATGTCTCCGATTTTAAGCGGGGTAGTTCCAAGCTTGTTGGGATTGTCCGTAACGACAAAAATCTGCGGACTTTCCTTTGATCCTTTTTTAATCGCCATTTTAACCTCCTAACTACCGAACTCCCTTGGACGCATTCTCGTTTTCTGGACAAGAACCTTCCTCATCCTGTCGCTGTATGCGTCCGGTAACGGCCCGAATTTTGCCGTGAATCGATCCTCGTACACCTTCGCCAGATTCATGTTTATCGTATCAGAATCCGGTTTCATTAAAGCAAGGTGTGCCGCCCAATCGCACAAATCGATATGATACTTCTCCGGCACTTCCGGAGAAGTTTGCAATGTAAACTGTGTCAACGGCAATCTCGACACGATCAAGAATGCCGTATCCGATGCACCGGGAGCTAAAACAAACGTCAATGTATTCCCCGGTTCATTCATGAAGGCATAAGGAACGCCTCCAGTACCCGCAGTCCCTACCGTTCCGCTTGACCCATACGTTCCAAACCAACCGGACATTTGCTCGTCAAGATGCGGATAATGCAACGGCCCTTCCAACGGGTACAGCATGGACATCAACTGGCACCGCTTGATCTGCAAAATCTTCGGGCTTAAAATATAAGTAGCTTGATTCGCAACCACGGATACACGGCATAATGGTTGTTGTCCAAGCGTCCCGGCAGTTGCGGCTGTCCCGTTATCGTTTGTCGTTTCCGCATCGATGATCAAATGTGCCCTTCTGCAAGCCTGTACTTCCGCATAATTCAGAAACCGCAACAACTCTGAATCAGGCCACAGATACGGCAACTGGGTATCATCAAGCATACTTTCACGGAGATGGGCAATCAACTCCCTTCCGATCATTGAACAGCCTCCTCAAGCTGTGCCGATTCGACCTCTGCTTCTTTCTCCAAACTGTCAACATCCAACGCAACGATCTGGTATGCGAACCTTTTAATGTGACGCACGTGATCCTTGCCATCGACCTGTACCACTTCGGTCTTGATCCTCGTATCCAGCATCAGCCTTACCGGCCTCGGCAAATCGATCTCCACCCCCGGTTTCGCAAGGAAAGCAAAACCGTTAAGTGAGATGAAAATCCCTTCTCTCGGAATGTCTGCCGAATCGCTGATAATGATCCTGTCACGAATGTGACCCTGCGGACTGTTAAAGTATTTATCAGGGTTTTTTTCCTGATCTGTTTTTACTCTGCCCATATAGTTTCTCCCTCATGTTAATGGAGGAGAGAGGAATACGCTCCTCCCCCCTCCAGTTGTTTAGACTTCGTTAAACGGCATGTGCAGAAGCTGGGTGTACCCAGAAACCGTTCCGCAAGTTGCCGCAGCATTGCCGGAAACAACGTTCGCACCGCCTGCCGTACCGCCGCCGAAGCGGATGAACGCACCGGCAGTTCCCGTCACATACTCCATATACCCAACCGCCACATATCCATCTGGGCAATCGGGAAGGTAAGCATGCGTGGAATCCGTCCCTTCGTTACCGGCAAAGATCGTTGCATTCGTTCCAAACTTCGCCGCCACCAGATACTTCACGTAGGTGGATTTGCTCTGCGTACCGGTCGGAAGGAAAAGGTTGTCCTGTGCACTTGCAGTTCCATACTGCCCATTGATGCACAGGGCGAGTGCCGTATTCAGCTTAAGACCGGCAGTGCTTCCGGTTCCAAGCCATGCGGCACCGATTCCGGCAGTTCCACCCATCGTGCCATTCGTGCCGCTTACGACACGGTTCGTGATGGACTGAATTGCCCGTCTGAACGTCTCCCACGGCATTGCGGGATAAATCTTCCTCGGTGCATTGTCCCTGCTGAGAGGCGGGTCATCGAATTTTCTGTAAGCCATGTTTTAATCCTCCAATGTAGTTGCGTTGTTCAAGACTTTTAGCGTCAACTGGCGTACCGGCTTGAATGAGCAATACGCACGTGTTACTTTGGGCCAACTATACCCATCAATCCGTACAAGCACACTCGTACACAGCCATCCACGCATCGTTCAGGATGACCGTAGTCTGCATCGTTTTCCAAGACACGGAACCCCTCTGGCCGAGAGGATCGGACTTGGACGGAACAGGGTTAATAACGATCGGCGTGATTGCGTATTTCCCTTTCAGTGCGATCAGGCCATAAGCATCCTTGCCGAAAATCATCACCGGATAAACGTCACATCCGGCACCAGTTGCCGTCAGCTTCCCGGTAGTCGTTGCCGAACCGCCGTCATCATACGGTGAGAAAATCGTGGATTTCAGATACCGCACATCCTCACAGGAACCGATCTCCGTTTCCCATCCCTTCACACTGCCGTAATCCGCAACCGATGTGAAACCGGCAAGACTCCTGATATCAGAAGTCATGTCCACATGGGTCACTCCGACAAACGCCGGAAGGATGGACTCGGTATTGAAATTGGGGGTGGATTTAACGATACTGGTGATGTGCTGTGCTTCCTGTCGTTCCAAAGCACGAACGATTTTTCGCTGATCCGCTCTTGAGATTGTTGCAACAACCGATGTCCTTCCCGCAACCGAATTCGCATAAAACACGTTCGTGCAGGCTTTCAGGATGTTGTAACGAAGCGTTTCCACGGTCTTTGCCGCCTGTTCGCCGGAAACCGCCACCGCTTCCTGAAGAACCGGATCTTCGTGAGTGTCCTGAATCACATCGGTAATCTCGACAAGGCCGCCGTACTGATACAGCGTTGCCGTGATGTCCGTTGCGGTCAGCTTTTCGGATGCCGGGGTGACACCTTCCGTGAGGGGCGTAGTCCGAAGCCCGAGCGAATTGTACCGCCTGAATTTCATGGACTGCGTTTTGTTCGCCGGAAGTGATTTGCTCTGACCGAATTTCTCAAGGCAAAGATAAGGCATTGCCCTTTTGAGAAGTTCGACCACCACATATGCCGCAGTTCTGGGGGTGATATCCCCGTAAACAGTCATTGCCATGTTTAACCTCCCTTACTGATTGCTTCCTCGTAGGCAGACTCATAATCCTCTGCCGGTGCAATGGAGGGGTTCACAGAACCTCTTCTTGATGTCACGGAACGCATTGCGTCCTTCTTCTCCATCTTTTTCCTGTTTGGATCAGGAACACGTTCTGCATCAACTCCATTTTCTTTTTTAAAATCATCGAGAAACTCAATCACCTCATCCGTGCTGCCGCTTTCATAAACCTCAGTCAGCTTTCCCTGCATGTATTTCGGTTTGGACTTGATCCACTTTTCAATGGAGCCATCGTCCCTGAATTTCTCGAAATCACTATGCTTCTCACGGATTTTATTGAAATGTTCCTCCTCCAACCGCAAGTCCTCAAGGGACTCTGCTTTCTGGGTGGCAACCTTCCCGGTCTCTTTCGCTTCCGCAAGCTGTGAAACAATCTCCGTCAACCTCTCTTCGAATTCTTTCCTCAGCTTGTTGAATTCAAGATTCCGCTTTTTGCCCTCCATTTTCGAAATAACGTCAAATTCCGAATCGTACTCTTCAAACTCGGCCTTTTCCTCCGGACTAAGGCTGTCATAAAGTGCGGCCGGAATAGACGGCTTCTTCTCTTTTTCCTCTGGCGGCTTTTTGGATGCCTCCAAATCCGCTACCAGTTTATTCCTTTGGTTCTCCCACTCCTCTTTTTCGTGCCGGTATATTCCCTGAAGGGTTTTCCACCGCTGTTCGTATGTCTCTTCCTCGCCCTTCTTTGCTTTTGCTTCTTCCTCTGCTTTTAACCGTGCCGCTTCTTCCTCCGCAAGGCGAGCGGCTTCGGCTTCTTTATCCTTTCCCTCTTCTTCGTTCAGGGAATCGTCATTTTTTTCTTTTTCTTCGTCCTTCTCCCCTACTGCTTCGTCAAATACCTCATCAAACTCCGCATTAGAATCTTCCAATTCCCTCTCATTGGCCTTCGGCATAACTTCCCTCCTTAAAATAAAAAAGCCACCTATGGCTGTTACACCATGGTGGCTTTTGTTCCCGTAAGAGTCTTGGGCTTTAAGCGTATGTTACTTCAGAACCATTTGCAGTTTTCTTTTTACACCGTCAATGGCTCTTAAAATATCGATAATCTCTTCTTTTCGTATTACCACGTGCGTTGCAGTTCCAAAACACCCGTTGGCAATCGATTGAACGCTTTGTGACTCTCGTTCACGGCTTATCATAGTCCCTCCTACTTTTCAAGCTCTTTCTTGAAAGAAGGAAGCCCCTTATCTAACCATGATAAAAACAATTTTATCTCGCTTATACCCCCCTGATTAAGAGAAATCTGTGGCGGCCCTGCCGTGTCGTTGTATTCCCTCAAATCCGCAAGACGCATCTCCATAAGCCTCCGCACGATCTTTATAGGCTCTGAAAAACGCACCTCATACAATTGACCGAGCAAAATAGCTTGTGTTTTGTCCATCTAATCCCTCATTTTGTGGTTTTTTGTGGTTTCTGTGGTTTTGGTTTCGCCGCAACCTTCTTTTTTACATCGTGCATCTCTTTTTTCATTTTCATTTCCTGATCGACCCTCTGCTTTTCCATTTCAAGCTCCGCTTTCGCCTTTCTTTCCGCTTGAAGTGCCGCAAGTTTCTGGTCGGCCATGCGTATCGAATGCTCTTGCTCCCTCTGCCTCATTTCCTGATCGTGTTTTTGCTGTGCAAGACCAATTTCCTGTTCCTTTTTGATGCTTTCTGCCGTTTTTGCCCTCACTTCAGCATTCTGAAGCTCCTCATTTACCGCTTCGCCGCCCTCCGGCTCTTCTCCGGCCCGTTTTATCGCTTCCACGTTCTTGTCTTTCGCTTTTGTAAGCTGTGCCATCGTCTGGGCTTTTTTGTACTGCACTTCGGCCTCAAGCTGGGCGTACACAAGCTGTTGCATACGGCTGTTTTCACGTTCCTCACGCACTTTTTGAGCTTCCTCTTCCGTCCGCATCGTAATTGCAAGATCGAAAGTCTTTATTTTTTCCTTCAAAAACTGATCTCTGGGGATGTAGTCCCAATCTTCCGGTTGCATGGACGCTTGAAGCTGATTCAGAAGGTTCATCCTTATCTCTTTCATCACAAGAGAAGAAACCCCCCTCGGTTTCACGTTGTAATCACCCTTTATATCTGCCCTCTTATTGAATTCCATGTTCCACGTATACAGATCACGGATGATTTTTTCCGTAAAAGCATCGAAATTCTTCACAACATCCTTGATTGAGATCGTAATGGTAGCCATACGGCCCGATGTCGCCTGTGCCGTCTCGTTGTTCACCATCTGACCGATCATCCATGTCGGCAAAGTGGTTTCCTCGTCACCAAATTCCCTGAATTTGTCGATAATCGACAATAATTCCGGTATGTGCGAATCGAATTCAATGCTCCTGATCGCCGGATACTGGGCATCGATGCCCCTTCCTTCCCGATACCATATCTTTCTTGGGTAAAATGAGTTCAAATCCGTGTCCGGTGTCATCAGATTCCAGTTCACTTCCACTTGCGGCCCTGAAACGCAAGCGGCATTGTCCAAAACCATCCTTGCACCGGCACTTATCGCAATCTGCGAATGCCTCATGATCCGGCAAAGCCCCTCGCCAAACAGGCTTGTTTCATCTTTTTCGTAGTAAAACACCTTGTATTTGTCCAAAGCACCGTCATAGAGGACTGCCTTGATGATTTTCCCACCCAAAATCCACAAATTTGCCCCATACTCAAGCGTTTCATCCTCTATGTTCACACCGCAAGCGGCAAGATCGTTACCGTCCACGTAACCCCAATACTCCAACACCTCATATTTTGCCCCCGGCTGTCTGAATGTCGATCCGGTGTTTACATCTGTCGTTGATCCGGCTCTTACATACCCTGTCTGTTTTGAAGCTTCGATCTCAATCACCTGAAGATCGACTTCCCAGTTTTCAGGCACATAATCTCCATTCGGATGTGCCTTTATGTACTCTTCGAGGATGTCATTGTAAAAGTCGCCCCTCTTTAACAGGGAACGCAAATCATGCTTCGTCATCAGGTGACGTTGAAACGAACCGCTCATCTTGTCGAGATCGGTTACGGTCATGTCTGGATACCAATCCCAAATACGCACGAATTCAAAAAATGGAACCTCGTCCGATGTCACCTTCTCCTCGTACTCGTTTCCCCCGACAGGATGCCACCTCCGCTTCATCCGATCCATAATCATCGGGCCTTTCATAACGCCCGTCCCGTACATCAGCCCAGACCGCAAAACCTTCTTCGTTTCCTCGGAATAGTTCATTTCGATCAACTGATCTTCTATCTCGCCTGTCATTGCCTTGCACGTTTCATCGCAAAACCTTTTGATCTGGAGACGCAAATCTTCCGCAGAAGGGATGACCGGATTCCCCGTCTCGTCCTTTGTAATCATCGTCAGGGCGATTGCCTTTACGGTTTCCTTTGAAATTCTCGGTTCGGGAGTGGGTTCAATGGCCCAGTTCTTGTCGTTTTCGGGAAAAAGCATTTCATGGAGACGGGAAAGAGCAATGTTCACTTTCGATCTTGTTATTTTCGGATAAACCTTCGAGTTGTTTGCCTCTATTTTTACTGTCGGATCGTAAAGCCCCTTATACTGCCGCAAACTTTCCGTCCACTCCAGTTCCTTTGCCCTTCTGTATGTCTTTGCCGTGTTGAAAAGACCCTTCATCCGCAACCCGAATTCCCCCATCACACTCGAATTGCGTTCCTTCTTCTCAAATGCCGCCCTGATTTCGTCCATTGCTCTCTCCCCTAATAACCGGCCTCATAGCTTGCTGGCCTGTATTCCCGCCTCTTCATCGTTGCCTGAAACGATTTCCACCGCCTGTCCTGTGATTCCTTCTCCGAAAGATACATGCAAAGCATCTGCAAGGCATCAGACACATGGGAATAGAAGTTTTTCACAGGCATCGCCTTGTATTCCTCTCCCTGCGACTTCGGCTCCTTCTCGTAATGATACGCACCATTCAATGCCTTACGCAAAAAATGACAGTTTGGAGATAGCAAAAACGCTGGCTCTCCCTGCCACATCTTGTTTAAAAACGTCTCTACCGCAGACACACGGGGCATTATGGCGTTTGTCGGTGCGGGAATTACCCCTGAAAGACCGACCTCCCTCGAATGAAGCACTTCAAAGCAAGTTGATTCATCTGTCGGTGCCCTTGATGCTCCGGATGGATCGCCATACCCCATTACGCTCATGCCAAAATACTTCCTACGCAAAAGCGGTATCAATTGACTCTCGCAAAACTGCCTTAACCCCATTCCATCTGAAACCAGTTCGTCAAGAATTACCAGTTTGCCCATCGGATCAATCTGCCCGATGGCACATGCCGGTTGCAACCCGAAATCGAATCCCAGAATGACATCAAGCCCTTTTATCGGCTCAATGATATTCGGTGCCACGTGTACATTATCCACAAACGACTGAAACACCGGCTTTCCAGTAACCAGAAAACCGTATTGCCCGTGGATATAGATTCTCTTGTACATCTCGTCCTTGCCCTTGGCGAGATTCGAATAGTATCCTTTCGGCAAATGCTTCGTGTTCTCTGCTCTTGCGGAAAGGCCGGACGGCTGTTTGAACATCTTCCAGCCGTCCGGCTTGACTTTTTCGAACATCTTATAAAGGTATGAATCTTCGTCAGGCGGGTTTGTGTCCATAATCATCCCGTACCAAGTCGGCCCACCGTCCCTTTTCGATGGGAACCTACCGATACGTGCGTCCATGGCTTCTATGATTGTTCTGGGAATTTCCCTTGATTCGTTAAACCAAGCGGATGTTACTTCGAGAGAGAGGAGATTTGACACCTGATCCGGCCTGTCAAGTGCCCTGAAAAGGATTTCAAGATGGATTCCCGGCAACCTTGTGATGATGAACATATGGTCTGTGACACGGTACTCTCCAAAAAGCTTCGGCGGGAACCAATCGTGGAACGTCCGTATCGTTGTGTCCTTCAACTGCCCGTATGAGTTTCGAACAACCGCCCATCTCGACCTTCGGATTCCGTCCGGCCCCGGCTCCTGCAAACTTGCCCGTCTGATGATCTCCATAACGCAAGCAGAAGATTTGCCCGAATTGTGGTGTATCGCACCGTCCGCAGTCACATAATTATTCGTATCCAAAACCTGCATATCCCAATATTCTTCCTTGACACTTAACCTTTCTATTGATACTATGGGCCTATCGGTTAAGGGGGAAGCAAATGAATGAGAATACAAGTTTGATAATTTTATTATATGACGGGAAACGTAGTTCAAAAGACGTTGCCAATATTGTCGGCGTAACCGCCCGATATGTGCGGAAGGTTGCGAAACGGCACAACCTTGACAGGCTTCCGGTGGGCGCAAGGGGCGGCGAATTGAATCACCAGTTTGTTTCAGGACGCAGGATTGATTTAGACGGGTATGTGAGCGTGACTGCTGAACATCCTTTTGCCAAATTGGACGGCTCAATATTTGAACATCGCCTGATACTTGAGCAAAAGTTAGGCCGGTATCTTCTTCCTGAAGAAGTGACAGACCATATTGACGGGCTAACTCTGCATAACGACCCATCCAATCTGCGACTTTTTCAGAAAAACGGGGATCATCTTCGTGCGACAATAACCGGGGTTCCGAAACAGTTTTCCGTATCAGGGAAGGAAAACATCCGTACAAGGTATCACCGGAACGCAAACTGGAAACCTGTCGATATTTATTATCAGCGCAGAGTACGCGGTGATGTCCGCTTGCGTCAAATGATCCTTGCGGCGTTGAAACTCGGTATAGATAGTCCTTACCTTTTGGGAACGCACCGCCACTTTGAGAAAGCTGGAATCGACCCTTATTCTCATTCCAGCTTAAAACACGCATTGGACGAGTTATCTCAGAGATGGGAAGCAGACCTTTCTCTGTGACAATGAGCGTATCGCTTGACACGCACCCGAACGGCCCCATGACACACCTGACACGGCTGTTATCCAGAGTGAACCGCTTCAATGTCGGCACATCTGAGTAATCGTACAGGACTTGATAAGGCTTTTCCATCAGTTTTCCTGTGGCCCCATCTTCGCTTTTTCTACCGTTTCAGGGCTTGTCGCCTGCAAATAAAGATCATACAAAGCCCTGTCCCACTCCGGCACGGGCCAGTACACGGACGGACGCACATAAGCCACCGGAGGATACCCCGGCATAAACGAAAGCGTCATCTTCTTGTTGTTGTCGTGCAACATCCATATTCTTGGATTGAATACCGCAATCTCGTCACCACCGGTTTCCATTGTGACCCCGACCAACGTAAGTCCGCTTGACAAAACCATCGTTAACGTCCCTTCCGGGATTCTTTTGCTACCCGTCACTTCCATTCCTTTCCCTCCTTTTAAGGTGTACAAACTCGAACAACTTTAAAGGGTGAAGACTACTCAATAATAGAGTAGTTTTCACTAAGCATTTCGATCTGCGTAGGGATCCAAGGCACACGGCCAAAACGAGACGTAACATACATATATTTATGGGTCATTTTGCTATGCTCATCAGGAAACTGCATGCTAATAAATACATCAGCTCCCCAGTGTGGTAGTCTTACCTTTAGACCTTTATTCATGGCTTCAATAGCCAAACCAAAGGTTATGCCATCCGTTTTACGATAAGCCTCTTCAAACACTCGTTTGGGGGACCAGCTTACATAGCCATCCGGATAAACTACCTTGTAGCCGTGCTGGTTATCCTCCTTTGGAATCGTCTTACCTTGGGACTCATAAAAATCGTACTTGGTCATTGGTTCCGCTTTAATGATCTTTACGCCTAAATACTCTTGCATTGTTTTTTGCCCCCTTTAATTTTAATCAGACATTTTACAAGCTTCTACTCCAACCAGTTTGACTTTTCTGCCGAGGAAGTTCGCCAAACCGTCTATCCTTCTTCCGTCATATTCCAAATTCCTGTTCGTGTGAAACTCCCCAACCATGTACTCCACCATGGAAAGGTCGGTGTAATAGAGTGCCTCGTACTCCATTCCCTCAATGTCGATCTTCATCAGCTTAACCTTTTCGATTCCCTCTTTCAAAAGGATCGACTGAAAAGACCTTACTTCCACTTCCTCCGTGTAATGATGCTCCGGATTAAACTCGATCTTCGATGAAGAGCCGCCGGAAAAATCCTTCGATATCACCATCCTCACCGTACCGTTCTCCCTGCCGATCCCGTAAGGTCTGGGATGGACGTTCTTCATCCGGTTGTTGAAAAGATTCGCAAAAAGGGTATTAAACGTCCTCTTAACAGGTTCGAATGCATATACCTTCGCCTCTGGGAACAGTTTCCCGATCATGATCGAAAACATCCCCTCGCAAGCCCCGAAGTCCAGAACCACATCGCCGGGAAGGATCGGAACCTTCTCGGAGAAAACACGGTAGCAATCCGAAAAAATCTCATCGATCAACGACTGTGCCGTGGCAGTCTCTTCGAAAACAAAGCTCTCCCCCATGAACTCCTTCTTAATCATGCCCCTCCCTCATAATCTTTCTTTGCTTCCCCCACCAGTATCCCAAGTTTCCCCATGTCCTCTATCGTCCAAGGAAGCACCAGAAAAACCCCCCTCGCCTTCGGATTGTCAAGATCGATCAAATACCTCTTATCGTCACCCTTGTAATCGTACCTCAAACGTCCTCCGGATTCAACATCTGGGCAATCTGCCTGGTATCCACATCAGTTGGGGTGACATCGATATACTGCTTCTCCTCCTCCAGACCCTTCAAAATCACCAGAACAGTTTTCTGCCCCTCTCCAAAACGCTCCTCCTTCGACCTGATCTTTGCGGTCATGATGGAGGATTCGATCTTTAAAAGCTCCTTCACCATCGCAACAAACTGCCGGTCGTTCCCCTCCACAAGCTTCTTCAGCTTCTCCCGACCATTGACCATGCGGTACACCCACCGCATGTCCTGAAGCATCTTGTAGGCTTCCGCTACCTCCTCCTCGCTTACCTCACCCCCTTCCGCAAGAGCTTGCTGTCTCGCAAGAAGCTCCATTTCCCTGTCGTCCTCACCCGTTATCTTGTCTGGATTGAAATTATCGGTTATCTCTGAATCCTTCGGCTTGTTGCCAGTCCTCGCCATGGCCCCACCTCCAGTAAATCCGGCCTACAATAAATTGCAGATAAAGTCAAGCCCTTCTCCGGTTCTGACGGTGTATAAGCTTTGACCTTATACTATACTCGGGAGCGTTCCCATCCAGCCCAGTAAATACGTTGACCACCCTTATATTATTTTGCCCTATTTTTACACCGGAACCCCCCCTTTCCCCAAAAAGGAGTCTCTTTTTCCCCCTATGATACCCCCATACCCCCCTTCTTCAAAGGTTCGTAGAACCTTTTTTGTTATACATTCGAGTAACGAAACCTGACTAATGCACGTGCGGAGGCCCCCAACGGCCCCGTTGAGGCCCGGTGCCGTTCCCACTGGGTACCAGTGGGGCCGTTGGGAAAGAATTACTTATCAACAGGCTTATCCACAGGTGTATGCACAGGGTTATGAACAGTTCATACACACACTATCCACACACTATGAACAGGCTATACACACACTACACACAGGACACACGCAAACTATCAACAGTATTATCAACAGGTTATCAACATACATATGTATGTTGATGCGTGTCATAAAAGCGGGCATTGATTGCCATTGCCAACGCATTTAAATGCGTTACAACGCACGCTACATGACAGCCTACCCCCATACATTTGACCGCTTGACAGCGGTCAAAGCGTAGCAATTATAAGGCGTAGCAGTGGCAAAGAATGCCCTGTCCACAGTACCGCAGAAACAGCAAAGCTGCCTTCCCCGTATAACAGCACGGCAACACTACATAAAAAGGCTTGTCTATCCTTGCGGTCGAACCTAGAAAAATCGTCCAATATTGAACAATGTTGTAAGTGCGAATAGTTTTACGCACTGCGAAGTAGATTACGCAGTTTTGCGCAGTTTTCAAAACCTAACCCATTGAAATCATTGATATTAGATATGGCATGCAACTTGCATTAGATAGAATTGTCGAAGATCGACCCTTTAAGACCTGAACCCATAGGGCAGGCAAGGGCAGGAGACAAGAACCATGAGAAACGGACTGATGCTCCATTGCGGCGGCGAAGCAGTAACGGAGAAAGACCTTGACCTTTTCCCCGTACCGCAAGAAACGGCAACCTATAAGCCGGTGAGTCATTTCGAACTGGTAAAGCAGATTAAACTGGTCAGTCAAGACCTTTTGACCCTTCGCTCCGGTGGAGAAGCTTTTCAGCTTGAAAGGGAGTCTTTCGGAGTAGCAAGGGAAGGCAAACAGATGTTCGGCGTTTTGACCTTTGTCAACTCCGACACGGAGCAAGGTCTTTCCGTAGGCTTCCGCAATTCCTATGATAAGAGCATGGCTTTGGGCATTGTAATGGGAACTTCGGTTTTTGTGTGTGATAACCTTTGCCTTTCCGGTGAGATTTCAATCATGAGGAAACACACACGAAACGTGTGGGATGACATCCATCAGACGCTTATCACTTCAGTTTACACCGCCCGCAAAGTCTATCATCAAAACATTGCAGACGCTTCCGCTTTCAAGGCATTGCCTATGCCAGATGATGACGCATTCGGAATTATAGGCCGCCTGTACGGAAACGATATCATTAGCCCCCGTCAGCTTGCGGCAGTATTCACGGACTGGAAAAAGCCCCGCTATGAGGAATTCGCCCCCCGAAATGCCTGGAGCCTTTACAACGCTTGCACGGAAGCCCTCAAAACTTCGCCGCCGGTTAACGTGATGGAAAATCACGTTAATCTGCATCGTTACTTCACAGGATTAACCGCAACAATGGAAGAACGGCCAGACTATTACGCAGACCGTGCCGCCGATCTTACTATTGACATTTAACCTTTCAAGGCACGGTCTAACCTTTGACCGTGCCTTTTTACTACCCTTCAGGAGCCAACCAAATGAAAGAAAAAAATTGCAAGAACTGCACGAAAAGAATCGATAAAAAATGCTCCGTGACAGACACATACACGCCACGGAAAAAACCGGCATGTGCTGATTATGAGGCGAAAAAATGAAACTGTATAGCTTAACAATGAAGAACGGGAAAAAATCTGTTTTTATCGGTTTGTTTCCAAGTCGAAGCCGTGCCGAGTTAATTAAATGCGGCCTTGACTGGTCGAGCCGATGGAAACCAACGATCACAATTCAGGAGGGTTTTGACATGGCTATTTGTGATTTTTGCGGAACATATACCGCACGCTTAACTTGCGACTTTTGCGGCAGTGCATTCTGCTCTCATTGCACCTTTAAACAGGATGGTCAGAATGTTTGCCCTGATGAATTCTGTCAAGGGCATGACGGCCAAGTTTACCAGTACGATTCAGCACCTTTTCAGGTGTTTGACAATGCCTTTTAACTTTACGGCAGGGGTTCACGCCCCTGCCGTTTTTTTGCCTTTTTCGCTTCCCGCATCCGTGCGGTTAAGCGTAAGCGAGAACCCCACAACGCAAGAGAAGCGTGAAGACACGACGCAAAATAAGCGTGATAAGCGAGGATAAAAATGGATTATAAATTCTCATTGGGCAATTTCAAATGTAAGGTTTCGAATATGTCCTTGCTTCCTGTTATTGATTGCCATAACTGCACAAAATGTCAGGATGTATGTTACGCAAGGCATTCAATAAAGCAATATCCGAACACATTTAAGGCATGGCAACATAATAGTTTTTTGATCCGTGAAGGCAAATTTGCGGAACTTAAAAAGGATGTTTCCGTGTTCTGCCACTATCACAACACCCGATATTTCAGATTTCATGTCGGGGGAGATATCGTTTCGGTAAAGCATTTTAAAACAATTAAAGAAATTGCGGTAGAAAACCCAAATACAAAGTTTCTCGCCTTTACAAAGTCGTTCTATTTCATAGATACGGACTTGCCGGATAATCTTGCGATCATTTGTTCTTTAATGAAGGGAATGACTATCCCTGAATCTCTTGATAAACTGCCCCGTGCGTATGCCGGAAATCCGGCTGATTTCCCTAATGACAATAGAGCTGAAAAGGCACTTAAATGCTCCGGCAAGTGCGACAGGTGTTATAAATGCTGGTTTATTGGAAAACTCAAATTTGACGTTATTTTCAAGATTAAAAAGGCAAACGGATTTGTTTCTAAAAACTAAAAGGAGGGTTTAAGATGGAAGCAACAGCGAAAAAAATCGAAAAGGCAGGCAGTTTGAAAGATGTTATGAGATCAGCAAACAAGCCGACTCCGGCAAGCTCAAAAAGCAAAATTCCTGTTGTTTCAGCGGATGATGAAATGCGGGAACTTGCACAAGAAGTGCTTGACCTTAAAACGCAGATAGAAAGCTTGACAACCGAACTGGAAAGAGCGGGAAAAACCTTGATTGATAAAGTCTTTCCGGTGCGTCAGGATATCTGCAAAAAAGAGTTTACCACTTCTGTCAAAGTCCCTACGAGAACCAATAACCTTGTTGTTCTTGTTTGGTCTGGGAATTATTCGAAGATTAAACCGGAAAATGAGGGTGGCTTGATTGACATTCTAGGAGATGATTATCAGGAGTTTTTCAAGTCGAAATTCGTTATCTCTGCCGAAGATAAAACGGATGCAGAACTGTATGAGCTTTTCTCATGGCTTTCGCCGGACGGGGGAGAAACTGAAGAAGGTTTGAGGATTGGACAAGAAAGATTCGCTCGTTTTTTCACCGTTGAAGAAGTCATTAAACCCACCGAGAACTTCATCAGAAAACACGTTTTAATGTCTGATGAACTTCGGGAAAAACTCGAAATGGCGGGTGTGAAACAGCACAAAGCATCCGTAAAAACGAGGTAAACCATGAAATACATCTATCCAAATCTTCCGAACTGGATCGATCCTGCGAAGGTTATTGATTACGATAAAAAGCCTTCATGGATTGCAGAACGGAAAAAAAACGGATGGCGTTGCCTTGCGGTACGGGACGAAGAGGGTTTAACCCTCTTTACCCGCCGCAAAACGATCATTTACGATCAACTTCCCGTTACAAGAAACGCACTCCAAAGATTGCCGTATTCTACAATAATTGACGGCGAACTAATGGAGAAGAGAACAAAGGATATAAAGGATTTATTTTACGCATTTGATATCCTTTACGAAGGCGGTAAACAACTGACTTCGCTACCGTGGAAGCATAGAAGGGAACGTCTGGAATATGTTCTTAACGGAATAGAAGGAATTGAAATCAGCGTCCCCGTATGTGTCGGGAAATCCCTTCTTTACGATGTTTCAATTGAAGAAGGAAACGAAGGGATCGTCATGAAGGAAATCAACAGTAAATATCTTATTGACCTTAACTCATGCCCTCACAATCCGCTATGGATTAAGGCGAAAAAACCTGAAAACAGTTTCCTTTTTGGAGGTGTGAAATGAAAAAGAAATCGTTGCGTCAATGGATCAGAAAGAACAGGAAAAATCTCGATTCTGCTATCCGTGAAATCCTTCCTTATGCACATTTAAACGACGAATTCAGAAGAATTTGGGTTTTGAATGACGAAGGTCTGTATCGTTGGGCAAAAAGCCAGAACGTAAACATGGACAATTAAGGGGGAATCATGTCAGCAGTTATCTCATTATTTATGCTGTTCGTAATATGCTGGATATTCGCACAATTCAACAAGGAATAAAGGGGGATTAAATGGACACAATTGATTACAAAATCGAGCAAATTCTGGAGTATTTAAAGGATTCAAACATCGATATTGAGGAACCGCCAGAGTGGACGCATTCTCACGTTTATTTCAAGATTTTAAACGAGGAATTGACAGCCGAGGATATGCGGTTTCTTATTTTACACAGCGATTTCCTGTATGTGCAAATGGAAGTAAAAGACGATGAAGCATGGCTAACGCTTGCGTTTAAAATCTGATTAAGGAGGTTCTGAAATGAATAAAACACAGCGTATCAGGGTAGGGGAAATCATCAGTAAAATCGAAGATGTACGTCAGGAACTCGAAGAAATATCACAAGATGAACAGTACAAATTCGACAACCTATCCGAAGGACTTCAGCAAACGGAAAAGGGGGAAGAATTAAGCAAGAGTGCCGAGGACTTTGCCGACTTTGCAAGGACGCTTGAAGAGCTTTCCGGTGATCTTTTCAACTATTCATAGGAACATGGGGTGCGTAGGGGGTGCGTAATCCCCTACGCACCTGCGTACTCCACTACGCAGTTACTACGCACTTTTCGTAGTAAGCGTGGTAAGCGTGGTAAGCGTGGTAAGCGTGACATGAATGATTTCAAGCACTTATCTTTATTTGCATGGTCGTTACAAATTGGCATGGAAATCGCAATATATGACAGGAAAGGAGAAAAACCGATATGGATGAAATCTATTTTGCGGTAGGGCCAGAAACATGGGGAAGAGGGACAACTGAAGAGGAAGCGGTCAAAAATTGCAAGGTCAATTGGCCCCATTGGGCCGGACGATTCAACAAACGGAAGTTAGCGATTTTTTGTACTACCGATAAAGACGCTTATATCGATGGCATGGACGGAACCCTGTTTGCGGAACGGGGAACCACAAGGCAAATTCAAAAGGCAGGGGGAGAACGTGAAATTGAGTAACATAACATAAGTTACGAATTATCATTTCGGTATTATAGAAAATAATGAGGGTAGAAAAATGAAAGAAATACATGAGAAATGGCAAGACCCTACCGAAGAAACCGCAGACATGAAACGCTTGCGGTATGAAATCGTTTTGACTTGCCGGATGTATCAAGAAACATACGGTTTAGGCGACGATTGTTTGGTTGCTTGTCTTAAAAACGCAACTGACCAGATTGGATGCTCCGCAACTGAAAAAGAATTGCGGAACGATGTTTCCATGCGGTTAAGCCTCATTGAAAAGGGTTTAAACGAGTTTTTAACGCAGATTGATTCCATTCGTGCCGATCTTGAAAATAAAACCGGATTCTACGATGATAAGGAGTACGGATATGAGAAAAATAATAGAACGTGAAGTTATTTCCAACTACAAAATCCGTTTTAGAGATATTAACATTCCCTTAATTGTTTATCTTCGGGATAAAAACAACATTGCTCCATTAACCGGAATAAAAAAGAAAAAAGACAGGGGGTTTACATATTGGGAAATAAAGATCGACATTGAAACATTCATTAAGCAACTATCAGATAAAGAACTGTTTACAGCTTTAGATGCACAATTATGCGATAAATATAGATAAAAGGATGACCATATGAAAATTTGGTTTGAATGTGATGGGTGCGGTAAACTTGTGGCAGGGAAGCTTAAATCCCTGCAAACAGACTTAACGGAAATGGTTGCAATTGAAGGCACAGACTTTACCGTTTTGCGGCGATTGTTATTCTGATTACGTTCAAGATCAAAATTTCAAAAACTTCTATTGGGTTGTGACCGAAGATGACTGCGTTTTGTTTTACAAAGGATCGGCCCCGCAATGCAATTCATCTAAGGCCGTGGTGGACAAGTGGGGAATCGACAGAGAAGTATTTAAAAATTCACGGACTGAATTGATTGAGAACGCATGGATGCCGCACGATTGTAGTGATTACAGATAACGCAAAAATCAGCCGGAGCGCAGCGATCGGGTGCATTTGCATTGTTAGCTGATTTTGGTGATCCATGAAAACGATGCTTGGCAGAGAATATTTTGAGCTGTGGGAATGTGGATTGTGCGGGACGCGGCATGATGAGCGCGGAAAGCATAACTTCACCCTGGCCGTTGAAATTCCTCCGATGGAGGACGACGGATGCGGATATTCCTGCCCGCTGCTGAGAAGCGACGAAGACGGCGAATACTGCCGTAATGGGCTGGAGCTGCCAGCCGACAACAACGGCGCCAAGGTAATAAAATGCAGACCTGGGCCCGGGTGCCCGCGATGGGAGGTAGAGCCATGCAGGAAATCAAGTTCTGGTGTTATTTCGTACTGGCGAGAGTGCGCGGAATCGGAAGGGCATACAACGCTATGCCAAAAGGAGAGGCGGTGAGCACTGGTATCCACAAGATTGTCGAGGTGAGGACGATGTTTTTTCGGCATGGTTGGATTCCGTATTGTCTGACTGGCCGGGGCGGTTCGTTCTTGTGCAGAGGGGTGAAACATGGAAAAAGTCGTCAAAACAAGCTTTACACCGGCAGAATACAGGACAAAAATCCACTCAAACAGCCGATGGATAAACTTTTACCGTGTCCATTTTGCGGAGCTGAAGCATTTATTTGGGCGGCATATGGTGGATATAAGGTATCGTGTAAAAACTCATGTGTTACCATGCCATCACGCCATGATGTTAGTTTTACATTAGAAGAAGACGCTATAAAATGCTGGAATAAAGAACGGTATGAGTGGGATGATGAACATAGAAGGCTGGATAAGATTATATATGAAAAAGAAGAAGAGATAAAAGGGCTGCGGAAAGAACTTGGTCGGCTTCGTGCAATGACACAAACCTTTCGATGAAAAGGGGGTGATTAAATTGATATGCACCTGTAACATAGACAACGCGTTTGAGTGTCCACTACACGGGCGCATACAGTGACATAGGCGGGGTCAATGAGGGCATTGAACGATTGCGTGGGTGAAATTTCACTACATGGATTACAGATGAGCGACCTGATGCCCCGCCTTTTTAACCCCCTGACGGGGGGAGGAGGACGGTGATGATTCAATACAGAGTAAGAAGGGTCCCGTTTCCCGTGCAGGGGCAGTTGTCCTGACGGCAGGGAAAATTGCCGGTATTCAACATTGCCTCAAAATAAAAGCATTTTCCAATCCTTTGAAAGTTTGACAAGCGGCTGAAAAGACCATACAGTGTGGCCGATTTTTTAATGATCGGCTCCGCTGGAACGAAAGGATGATCGCATGGACATTCAGGAAACATTTGCCGGCATCTACAAGGACATGCCGGTCCTCGTAACGGGGCACACGGGTTTCAAGGGAACCTGGCTCAGCATGTGGCTGCATCTTCTGGGCGCCCGCGTAATCGGCTACAGCCTCGATCCGCCGACCCGGCCGAATCACTTCGACATGTCCGGGATGAAGGACCGCATGGTGGACATTCGGGCAGACATTCGGGACCTGGATAAACTCGTAAGCGTCTTGAAAGAATTTCAACCCAAAATCGTCTTTCACATGGCCGCGCAGCCGATCGTGCGGGAGTCCTACGAGAATCCCCGGGACACATTCATCATCAATTCCTGGGGAACGATCAACATGCTGGAGGCGATCCGGATGACCACTGCGGTCAAAGCGGCCGTTTTCATCACCAGCGACAAATGCTACCGGAACAACGAGTGGATCTGGGGATACCGGGAGAACGACGCGCTCGGCGGCGGAGATCCATACAGTGCCAGCAAGGCAATGGCTGAAATCGCTATCGAGGCTTATCGCGACGCCTTCTTTCCCTGGGGAGATCGCGGCGAAAATGCGGTGGCCGTCGCTTCGGTCAGAGCGGGAAACGTGGTGGGAGGCGGCGATTGGGCGAGAGACCGTCTGCTGCCGGATGCCATCCGAGCCTTGACGGAGGGCAGATCCATAGACATTCGCAGCCCCAGAGCGACCCGGCCGTGGCAGTGCGTCTTTTCCCCTTTGAGCGGGTATATGTGGCTGGGCGTCAGGCTCCTTCTTGACGGCGCAAAGTTTGCGGAGCCCTGGAATTTCGGCCCGATCGACCTGGCGAGCGACAGCGTTCAAAACATTGTCAAAAAAGTCATCCAGCTCTGGGGCTCCGGAGAGTGGCGCGATATGAGCAGGGGCGATGAACCGCACGAGGCGCACTGGTTGACCCTTAGCTGGGAAAAAGCCGCTGTCCGGCTCGATTGGCATCCCGTCTACGCCCTCCCCGAGGTGCTGGCCAAAACGGTCGAATGGTACAAGGAATGGGATCGGCAGGGTGAAAGCGCCGATATGCATGCGTTCAGCACGGACCAGCTCAGAACTTTCACGGAAGATGCGCACAAGCTTCAGATCCGGTGGGCCTGTCCGCAACCGAGCGACCGGATTCAGCGAACACTGGTCCGGCAGCTTTAATCCGGTTGAGGAAAGGGCATCGAAATGGACAACGAAAAAATGCACAACAGTGACAAGAAAGCGCAAGCATCGGAGGATAACAGAGTCATTACATTGACGCTGCCGGAGAAAACCGAGATGATTTTGAATTGCAGGAGTTCTTGCACTTCTTGAATAAGGGTGGCTACAGTTCCATATTTGGAGACGGCGTTATTGTGCGACTTGATCTATGCCAGTATTGCGTAAAAAAGTTGCTTGGCGAATATCTATACAACGAGGAGGACAGCGATGGAAAATAACACGCTTACAGAGGGAGATCAGCAAGGAATGTATTGACTGGCTGAAGGAGGACAGCGATGGAAAACCATAAGGTAAGCGTGAAAAATAACTGCTATGAGTGCAAACACAGACGGAATATTCCGGGCACCGCACATATATCGTGTGCCAATCCAGACCCGGCAATGACAGGTCACCCGCA